CACCACGATTTAAACCTGCAGGTGCATACCATGGGGCAGCTACTCGGTCATTAAATGCATATACTCCAGGCACAACTGTGCTAGCCGGTACCCAAACATTACGTCCAAGTTCGCCATCACCAATTAATACCCAAGGCCAATACATTGCTGCATAATTACTGTTACGTGTATCTGCAGTTTGTACTATTTGCGAAATAGTATTACCGTACTTAGCAGGATCTACAATTAAAAATGCATCACCTCGAGTCTCAACCATCAATTGCGCTTTAGTTAAAATGCTACTTGCAAATGAATTATCATCAGTCAATCCAGGTAGTGTCAATAAGTTGAAATCATAATCGTCTTGATTCTGTAGCAAATTAATAGCATCTAAATAAGGATCACGGAACTGACTTTGTGACATATTAAAGCCTTGCTGTTGATTTCCATCCAATGTTAAAAAGTTACCTGACGCTGATACGAATATATTTTCAAAGAAAGCTTTTGGATGGCTTTCTGTCCCATTATTACCGTATGCAAATGTTCCAGATACTGCAGCAGGAAGACTTCCAGATGCGCTATTAATACGTATTTTACCGTTTTGATCGAACCAAGTAGTAGTGTTAGATATATCACTTACACGTACATATTTAGAACGATTAGGATATGAACCAGATATTTGGAAATATGGTTCATTAGTACCTGAATCTACCAATGTATAAGCAGTATCACCAATTACACGTGCAATATAGTTAGGTGATGTTGGGTCTAATGTTAAATTATTATACTGTTCTAAAATAATTTTACGATTTGTAATATCATCACCACGACGTATTAATAATGTAAAAGTACCTTTAGTCTCACTTACATTTGAAACTTCCCAGCGCAAATTAGTTTCGGCGCCATTTACTAAACGACCGCCAGTTGTTATATCTGCATTACTACCTGAACCCGCATCTGATGCAGCTTGTACTCCAGAATTTTCTTGTGCTCCTGCAGATAACGAAGTTAATTTAAATGATATAGTACCAAATCCAGAACGATCTACTACATTACTGTATGCGTACTCAGCATCTGTCGGTAACACGCGAACAACTGTTAACGTATCAGCATATTTAAGATATTCTTGCGCTGAGTAATTAGTTAAGTACTTATATGTACCTTCGCCGGTGCCTGAACCAGATGTAAATGCTCCGCCGAATATAGATACGTATTCTGAATAACTGGTTACTGTTGTTGGAATATTCGCAGGGCCTCGGAATGTAGGACCGATGACAGCCGCGCCAATACCCGCAACGGCTGCGGGTAAGGCTGACTGATCGATTTCATTCGTAAATACACCTGGCGAAACAATTTTTTCTGCCATTAGTTTTCTCCTTGTTTATTTTCTATTCGTTACGACTATTCTGGGAAAGCAGCGCCTGTCGGAAGAATATTGAAATCAATAATTATAAATTCTGCAGTCTTGGTAGGTTGCAGATAAATTGCACCACGCAATTCGTTACGGTCAACTACTTCAGGTGTATTCATTTTTTCGTCCATTACAACTTTAAATGCATACAATCCTTGACGTTGCTGAACATTGTCAAAGTATGGATTAACAATACTTAAGAAACGATTTCTGGTAGCTGCTGTATTTTGTTCAAATATCAAATACTTAGTAGTTGATGCAACAAACTTTTTAGCAGAGATTAATAAGCGACGTACATTTACACGGTCAAGTGCTGATGCCTTCTTTTGCATTGTTTTTTGTCCATATACTACAACGCCTTGATTAGGGAAGCTAGCGATTGGATTAACATTGGCACTATAAAGATCATCACGATTGTTTTGGTTAAGTTTGCGTTCAGTACGTAATGCTACTTCAATACCACCACGATTTAAACCTGCAGGTGCATACCATGGGGCAGCTACTCGGTCATTAAATGCATATACTCCAGGTACTAATACACTGGCCGGTACCCAAACATTACGCATTAAATCACGATCTGATATCAATACCCATGGCCAATATTCTGCTACATAATTACTGTTAAGTTCATCAGCCTCTAATATTATATCAGATAATGTTGTACCGTACTTAGCAGGATCTACAATTAAAAATGCATCACCGCGAGATTCAACCATTTGTTGAGCTTCACTAATAATAATTTTAGCATCATCATTGCTATGTACTAGACCTGGCAATGTTAATAGATTAAAGTCGTAGTCATCTTGGTTTTTAAGAAGTTTGATAGCATCTGAATATGGTAGACGATATGTTGAATTTGACATATCAAATCCTTGTTGTTGACTATCGCCTTTATAAATGTTTTCGTAAAAACGTTTTGGATGTGCTACTGACCCATCATCTCCGCCGGCAAATGTACCAGAAACTGCTTGAGGCAAACTACCGGTAAAGTCTGAACTGCGACGTGATCCGTTTTGGTCAAACCAGTTAACTGTATTTTTATATACTGTTACACGTACATATTTAGAACGATTAGGATATGAACCAGATATTTGGAAATATGGTTGATCTGTCCCCGAACCTCTTAGTGTATAAGCAGTGTCGCCAATTACACGTGCAATGTAATTTGGAGAATTTGGATCTAGCGTTAAATTATTATACTGTTCTACAATAATTTTACGATTTGCAATGTCATCGCCTCGGCGAAGCAATAATGTAAATGTACCTTTAGTATTACTTACATTTGCAACTTCCCAACGAAGATTTTGTTCTGATCCCGATATTAATTTTTGACCTACGCCTTCATCAGATCCCGTACCTGAACCGCTAATAGCACGGGCATACTGACCTGAATTTTCAACTCCCCCTGCTGATAGCAAGGTTAATCGGAATGACGGGGCATGCGCAGTGCCGTCACTAGCAGTATGTGCGCTAACAACATTGGAAAATGCATTAGCATACGCTCCAGCTAATACACGAACAACTGTTAATGTATCTCCATATTTAAGATATTCTTGTGCTGAATGGTTCGTTAAATATTTAAAGGTATTTTCTCCGCGTAAGGAGCCCGATGTAAATACTCCTCCAAACGTTTGAACAAATTCTGAATAACTAGTTACTGTAGTCGGAATATTTGCAGGCCCGCGCTGAGTAGGACCAATTATCGCTGCGCCGATACCGGCAATTGCTGCTGGCAATGCCGACTGGTCAATTTCATTGGTAAACACGCCAGGCGAAACAATTTTTTCTGCCATTAGTTTGCTCCTAATTTAAATTAATAATCATTTCATATAAATATCGGAGCAATTAGTCAAACATTATGAATTAGGTATAAATATACCGCTTTCAATATCTACCTGGCCAGCACCGTATTTTTTATTTAATTCTTCAACCAATGCACGTTCCGTACCGGATTGATTTTGATATTCTGTATGTAACTCCGTACGAAGTTTCTGAAGTTCTTCCGTACGTTGATGCATTAAATGTAATTCTAAATCAATTTCACCGAATTGATAAATAATACGATTTGTCGTATCACGTAATTGTTTGATCTGATCTAATTCTTCTTGTGTAAACTTAATTTCTGTTGACATAACTTTTCCTTTGTTATAAATATGTTACAATAACGGACGAAATCCGTCATTAGTAGTAAATCCATCTGACGGTGGATTATCTGGATCAGCGTTAAATGATTCTGTTTCGGAACCGAATGAAACGCGTTTTGTTGAGTATCGTTTTTGTAAAGTAGATCTACGTAATTCATACGGCATTAATAACGTACCTTTAACATTAATAGGCATTGTGGCTCTTATGATACGATCTTCGCCAGGAGTTGAAACAGTTTCAAATGAATAGTCTTGAATAGAAGTAATAAATTTCCATGTAGTACCCCAGGCAAATCCCCCAGTTGGCATTATTTGCTCCACAATACTATTTAATTGTTCTGTATATTCTGTCCATATGTAAATATCATATGTTACATCTACAAACTCTGGTATACTAGATACGTATATTTCTCGTTTAGGTCGTGTACCTTGTAAAACTGAAAAACGATCATAACGATTATTTTTAGAATATCGACTTTCAAATGTCAATGTATTTCTAGCAAAATCATTATCTACTTCCGGACTCCAATTAACATCTAATTTACGCATAGTATCACGTTCAGTTATTGTATTGCGTTTAACAGATATTAATGGGGTCATTAAACGATCGTTATGATCGTACATATAACCTTTAGCTTGTATCTGTGCCCATTTTTCTGCATTTGCGTATACTATTGGCACAGTAACCATAGCATTATTATCTACAATCTCTGGACGTATCACTTCACTAAGATATGACATGATAGCATTATCGATATCGTAAATTGTACAACTAGGTGTTTTTACAGTATCATCATCGCGACGTATTTGTGTACTACGGTCTATGCCTGGATTAGTAGAGTACGTACTATATGTTTTATTCAATTGTGGTTTTGCCATTATAAGTTCCTCGGTAATTGACTAGGACGATTCAATCCGGACCGTACGGGTTCTAAATTTAATGAAGTATGTCTAGTTATATGGGCTTCGACTACTATAGATAAATCTAAACCATATGAGCCACGTTCGCCTAATACATATCCTAAATCAGTAGCTTCATCTCGACCTGCAAAATATTCCTGGGCATAAGTAATATTATCTACCTGGTACATACTACGATCATGTTCTATAATATCTCCTACATCGACAAATATATTACGCGCTTCTAAGTCAGGTTTAAAAAATGAAAATATACTAGTACGTGCTGTATCTAATCCAAAATCATCACCTACGATTGTACGGTCTTCACGTGACACTAGGCAATGAATACGTACGGGCTGATAATATGTTTTATTGTTAGATTCGCCGTAAATGTTTTGACCTGTTATTTGTAGGTTTAGTTTAAACAAGGCAATCTCGATATCAATAAATCGATTGATAATTTCGCGATTAAGCGACTTGATTAAACTAACGTCTCGAGACCCCCCAAATAGTGCCATAATTATCCTACGTATATTTTTAACGGCATTTTATTTAATTGCGATTGCATAGCATCAGCTTCCGCTTGCTTGCGTTCCAATTGTGCTTGTCTAGACATACTATCTAAAATTTCTTTAAGTTCTGTTAACAAAGCTTCTTTTTCAGCTTGTCCGTTACTTACTAAATCTGCACCGTTCAATGTTATTTCAGCATTAGGTATAGGTATTGCTGAATATTTACTACGTATATATCCTAACAATTCTTTTGCTAGCGCTAGTGTGTATCTAAAAATCCATCTACGACCGACACTGTTAATATTTTCGTATATAACATTTTCGTACGGTACATTTGAATAATCTGATATAGTACCAGTACCTATTATTCCAGGACCTGTATAACGATCAGTTTTAAGTATATAATCAAAATATACTTTCTTTATATTTTGTCCGTCTGGTATAGGAAATATACGTAGTCGGTCCTTACTTAATTCAAATGAATATGCAGATCTACGTACTACATCATTAAACTCAATTGCTTGTAAACGAAGTATATCAGCATATATAGGCATCATCATAAAAGATACACCGGGGGAATAACTCCCAAATCCAAATGAATCTAACATTTGTTGAGTACCTATACCCGATCCTATAAATGGGTCAAAGAAACGTACTAAGGCAGGAGGAGCTTCATGATATATTCTTTTAATTTCTATAGCATCAATACCAGCTACACCGTTTTCTAACTTAACAACATTACTATCAGTTAGATCGTAAATTTGTTTGCCGTTAGACATTGCAACACTGCCGGTATAAAATTTTACATTTCCGCCTGAGCCAGCTTCTGTACCATAAGCTGACGCTAATGTAATCAATCCGCCATGGTTTGGATTAACAGTTTTACCAGTTAAATTAGATCCAGTACTACCGCCATACAAATTAAGCATATTGTCACGTATGTTATATGCATTAAGTTGTGCTCCATATTCAGTAACAGCTTCTTCAAAACAAGCATAAAACTGAATGTCTTGCATTTCGATATCTGTTATCGGAAAACCTAAACGTTTAGCGCACCAATCAGCTACTTTATCAGTATCAGTCTGAAATTCGTAATCATTATCGTAAAAACCGAATGGCGTTTCGCCCGGATAAAATGACGAACTACCAGGCCATATAGGAATATTAGTTGCCATGACTGCCTTTATTATAAATATCTCAACACATGATATTAAATATTAAATGCCCATTATATTTGTTATATCAGCACTTGCTACACCCGATACTTTTATCATAGAAGTTCCTGTTACACCATTAACGTCATTTGGATACCCACCATTTATAATAAGGTATGGAATTTTTCCTGAGCTGTTGTGTATTCGGGTCTGCCCACTAGTGCCATCCACGGTGTTTTGAAAGTCTGGTTGGCTAACTAGTGCAATTTTATAATAATCAAGTGGGTCTCTAGGTGGGTAGGTTGTTATATCTAATAAGCAGGATTTGAAGATCTCTGGTTGAATTGTTATTGTCGATAACTCCGGGCCACCAGCTGTTGCTGTTATGTAGAGATTATAGTCACTACTACTATTACTTAGTGTACTTTTATTTCCCGCATAAGCTACATAGGTAGTGTTACCTGGTGTAAAGCCACTAACTCCATTTACATACAATTGCATAGATGTTATTGGATCTGTAATGCTCCTAAGGTCAAACTGTATGTATGTTCGCATAAACTCATAAGTGAGTCCATTATCAATAACAAAATGTCGTGCTGTAGTAGGATTTACTCCTACACCTGTAACAACAGAACTATCTCCATCCCTTATCTGTGACCATGTTAATCCTATACCACCTGCTATATAGTGATTGACTGTGTCTGCATATACTGTTATTGGGCTTGGCATATTTTATTATAACTCGATCCAAGTGTGATCTGGTCTAAAGTTTAATATGTAATTAGCGCCGCTTCTATGTAAGAGATGACCGACTAATCTCACATATCCTGTAGTTAGGCTAGCTACATTTGCTGTAAACTGACCACTACCGCTGAGGTATATTGGAGCACCTACTTGCAAAGTTCCTCCGACATAACTGCTATCTAATGTGATTTTTCCGTCTAGTAAAAAATATCCAGTATCGGTATCAGTGCAAATTGCTAACAACTTGGTAGCACTGTTAGTAGTTTGATCTACTAACTCCCAGGCTGGGGTATTATAATCTAAATAACATAAACTACCTATGGAAAGTCCGTTGCCAAGCGTCCCGTTTATTACATTACCAGTAGATGTTGTTACTGTACTTACAATATTTTCTAGATCTGATACTAAAATTTGATTAGATAGGAGTCCTCTAATCTGCAGATCCTGTGTTAATGGATTTGCTACGGCATCAGCACTTCCTGCGCTTGAGGCGTAGTTTACGCTATCAAATCCATTAGGTCCACTAACATTGCTACTTAGAATATAAGAGGCTGTTACTGCATTACGTGCCCAACTTGCAGTACCAAATAAAGACCCTGTTATACCTCCGGCTCCAACTGTCACGCCTGAACTTGATATTATTAGCGTTGGATTATTATAACTAGCACTTGTATAAATTCGAATCGGTTTGTCTACTTCCGTTCCTATATTTGCTTCACCAGTAACATCTATCCAACCAGCTAATCCTTGTGTTGTTGAGCTATATGAATCGTTATATATTCCAAACGCCCATGGCTCAGAATTAGCAGCGTGTACTTGTAATATAGTAGTTTGCCCTGATCCTGAAATTATTTGAGTCCCTCTAAATGTATTTGAACCCGTTGTTGCTAGACTAGCAGACTTTGCTACAAAGATAGGATCTGTCTCAGCATAATGAGAAGATGATATAGCTTGAGAAGCACTATGTGCCCAACTAGCGGTTCCTAATAAGCTCCCAGTGAATCCAGACAATCCTGTTACACTCTGTGAAATTATTAAACTAGACGATATTTGTAAACTACCGGTAGTACTCCATGTGTTGCTACCGCGATATACAAATAAATCTGTTATAGTTAAACCCGTTTCGCCTTGTATGCCTTGTATGCCTTGTGTTCCTTGCGGTCCTATATGTATAACTTCAACAACGTTAGTAACTGGATTAGTAACATCGACTTGTGTTTCGCTAGTCACAACCGATACTGTATTTAAAATAATCGTCGGCTGTACTGTATTATTAGTATTTGTAATATTAACGTTAGACATTAGCGAGTGATCTCTTTACTCAGTTTAATTTGTCCTTGTAAAATACGCGATACATAACTACCAGAATGTATTTCTAAATCGTATAAGGCTCTATCAAACGTCATTAATGACGATGTAGTTGCTGATATATAAATTCCTATACTTCCGCTAGTTAACGGTTTATCTCCAGCTGAGCCGCTCATATTTAATCCAGTACCGTCTGGCAACAAGGAACTACTCAAAGTCATTAGTATGGTATTAGAATTATAGTCACTACGAACTTGCATTCTAGCGCCATATCCACTAAGATCTATAGGCGTTCCGGCAGAGTCTTTGTACTGAATTTCAAAACTCACAGTTGAACCTTGATCCATTACAAATGAATATTTACCAGCTGGCATAATGCTCCTTTAAAAAATCTTTTTTTATAAATATCAACTATATTCACTTAACATTTTAAATATTTCGTCAAGCGCTGCATGTCTATGATTATCAAGCAGTATAATTTTATTTACATACTTAGACTTTTCTATTTTAGGAATTTCGTGAAATGCCGAATCATTTTTATATTTCAAATCAATTTGTTGACTATCACCTGTAAATATCAAAGTAGAATTAACCCCTAATCTTCCCAAACACATATGCAATTGTTGTTTAGTTAAATTCTGAAATTCGTCTATAACACATACTGCATTTTCAAATGTACGTCCACGAAAGTGAGTTAATGATACCCATTCAATACTATCTTCCGTTTCTAATTTTTGTAATAAGTCTGGTTTGTTATATACTTTACGCATATTACTACGTATTGGTACTAACCATGGCTCCATTTTTTCTTTTTCTGTACCCGGTAAAAATCCGTTATCTTCAGTTGATACAGTTGGCCTTGTTATAACTATTTTATTGACAGTGCGTTTAAAAAACATGTCCAGTGCAATTTGTACAGCTAACATTGTTTTGCCAGATCCGGCTTTACCTATAATAAAATTAATAGGTGTTTGAAGAATGAGCTCCTTTGCTGCTTTCTGTTCGTTAGACAATGTAACAGAAAATTTAATATCAGTTTTAGGAGGATTACGGTCGATGTTCTCTCTTGGCATACGTTATCCTATTTAATATAAATATCTACGTAGCTTGAGATATAAAAAAAGGGAGACCTAAGTCTCCCCTCTTTTAATAGTATTTAGTTAAGATTATACACGGTTGAGAGCGTGTACATATACTTTACCATAGAATTCAGGACGTAACATTTTCTTCGCGTAACGAGTCATTACACCCTTACGTGGAGTGAAGTTAGTCGGATCGTACACTAATGGTGTCATGATCAATGGAACATAAGGAGCATATACTGCACCTGTTTCCAAGAACTGGCTACCACGATAACCCATCAAGATTGTATTTTCAGTCATGTATGGATTCTTATATACTTGGAAGCGGCTATTAATAGCGCCAATCTTCTGTACGCCCATCGCAAACTGCATCTTATCACCGTCTGTATCAGCAGCATATCCTGGAATAGATTCGAGGATAGTTGCTACAGATGGAGAACATACTAAGAAGTTTGCTCCACCGCGCATAGTCAATTGGTGAATCTTATTGCTCACTTTTTGGATTTTAGTTCCAAGAGTTTGGAACCAAGTACCTTGATTATAAGCTTGACCTGCAGCTGCACCGTTGATAAATGTGTTAGTTGACGGATCAAAAACATACCCAATTTGTGCAGACCAACGCTCGGTCGTTTGTGCGTTTTGAATCAACATGTCTAAGATTTCAAGATCAATTTCTTGTGAAATGTATTCTGACAACATGCTAGTTAATTCTGCTTCAGCGTCAATGCTATGATAAGCATTAAGATCTTGTGCAAATTCAGGACTCCATACTGCCTTTAACTTACGTGTCTTAGCAACAATAGCTTCACTACGAAGTTCCAAATTAATTTCTGGAATGCTTAATGCAGTAGATGAGCCATCATTATCTTCAAAGTCACCACGAGTTTGATCATTTGGCTGCTTATGGTAAACAACTTCTACTGAGTTAGCTGCAACTGGAATTACTGGAGTAGCTGCATTAGTTTCTACTAAGAAGTAAATATAAGCGCCTTTTGTCGTAGTAAATTCTGGGTACATGGTAGTAAATCCAGAACCTGATACGTTAAATGCACGTACGCCTTTTAAATCTGCATTAGATAAACCAGTAGCTGATCCAGTAGCTACTTGAAGTACTTGGAATGTTTTCAACCCAACCGCTGCAGATGCAGAAAATTCAGAATTAAAATTAGTAAATATATCTAACTCTGCACCGTTCAAATTCCTACTCAATTGAGCAAATGTATTGGTAAATGGATTATATGATCCAGTATTAAAATCTGCGGCAGGTAATACAGCATTAACGTCGTTAATGGTATAACCAAAACGACCAGCGCCGTAAAGACCTTCGCTAGGAGCACTAGTACCACGATCTGCATCAGTAACACCGAACACAGAATCATTCTGAGATGTACGGCCTTGACCAGTTAAAAAGTCATTACCGGTTGAATTACCAAAACCATTGGTACCTTGTGCAGTACCATATTTGAAATCCAAGAAGAACACGAGTCCTGATGGAAGATTCATTGGTTGAACGCTAACAAAATCTTTAGCAGCAATTTCTGCAAAGATACGACGTACCAATGGTAAAGCTACGCCAGCCCATTGCTCAGCGTTAGCTTGGTTTTGTGTAGTAGCGTTAGCTTCTGTTACCAATTGTTTTGCTTGGTTTTCCAAAAGTACGGCCATACCACGACGGTCATTCTCATTAGCAATGCCTTCCAACAAACCAGTCTTCTGCCACTTCTTTTCAAGGGCTAAAGCTGCTGAATGCTGGGTAGCTTGTGCTTCATGAGGTAATAAAGAATTTAAATTCATTTTGATTCCTCTTTGTTTTTTTTACTTAAGATTAGCTAATTTCTTCCAACGAGCTGCCAATTCAAATCCTTCGCTAAGAATTTCTTTCTTAGGAGCTGTAGATTTGCCGGCAGGCTTTGAAGCATAGCTTTCTTTAATTTGTTGTTTTTTCTTAGCGACTACGCTACCAAATGATTCACATAAAGTGCTATAAACTAATTTTACTTCACGGATTGAAGCGGCACGATCAAAGTTTTCAATAACTTTCATCTTTTGTGATTCATTTAAAGAATAGTTTCTAAATAATTTGTTTGAAAATAACAATTTTGCATTTAGAAGGTTTACTTCGTTGAGCTTAGACTTCATAAAGCGAATAACACGATAAGCTTCTTTAAGATCTTCTGATTCCTCTTCGCCTTCGGCTACTGGGTCTTCATCTTCATCTTCACCTTCAGTTACTGGCTCTTCTTCGGTTTCATCATCTTCTTCACGAAGTGCACGAATGATTTCTTCGATGTTAACATCTTCTTCCTCTTCCATGGCAGGTTCTACTGATACTTCAGCATCAGCTTCTTCCTCTTCTTCCATGGTAGGTTCTTCCATTTCGCCTTCCAATTCACGAATGATAGATTCAAGATCTAAATCTTCAGATCCTTCCTCTTCTTCTTCGATAGCTGGACCTGGATCTGGTGTACCATCTTCGTCGTTTTCGTAGCCTTCAGTAGACATTTCCATTTCTTCCTCTTCTTCTTCCATTGTATCCTCTTCAGCCTCTTCAGCTAAACGAGCAGATAACATACTTTGAAGACGTGGAGTGAATGCCTCTTCTAATGCAATCTTAGCATTCGCCATTGCTGTTTCGCGCACGGCTTTAGCATCTGCGATTGCTTCTTTTAACAGATTGTTCATGAGTTCTCCTCTTATTAAATTCGGAAATAAGATTATTGGTAATCTTAATAGATAGATTAAATATTGTTGAGTGACTGTATATTAGACTAATACAGTATCGTATAACAAATATATATATGCCTATGAAAAATAAAACAATCCTTAGATAGTAAAAAAGGTGCCGTAAAGACACCTTTTCATTTAAACTTTTCTTAGTTTAAGAATTTCGTTCAGTAGCACGTTGGGCTAAAAACAATGCACGTTCATTTTGTCGATGACGCGTTACATTAGGTTTTTCAAAATAAGTACGGTCTTTCAATTGTTCTAAAACCTTACCATCCTTCAATTGCTTCTTCCAACGACGCAATGCAAATGATAAATCAGCACGATCATTTACACGCACTACTCGAGTACCATTAGGAGTACCTGGAATGATACTCTCAAAATGTTTTTGTTTTTTATTCATGTAATTCATATAACTTGTTTAATTTAATACAATATAATAACTTTAATTTACAAAAACAAAAATAATATCAATTAATTATATTATTAGTCTTTACTTAATCCAGCCCACCATCGTCTAATAGATTTTCTATAGCTTCATCAAGAGCTGTAGCTAAATCATCAAATTCTAATCCCTCTTTAACTGTTTCAAGTAATTCTACTACCTCGTTTACTTTTTTACGCTTAAGTAGTTTAATTAGAATATCTAAATTGTCATCTGGTTTACGATATGCTTCTTTTAATACCTTACGAACTTCTTCGCGGATTAGTTTTTTAAATTCTATTGCTTTCATTTCAATGCCTCATTTACTTTATAATACTTGTTAAGTACTGTACCGATATCTTCATAAGCAGCTTCTAAACGCTGTTGCATACCTGACATTTCACCGGCAGTCTTTTCAAATACTTTATAAGCCTCTTGCAATTGTTTCATATGACGAGAAACTGTTACATTATCAAACCAATGTTCTGATTCTTGTAATGTTACATTTTCAGCCATTTCAACAATACCGCCTAATGTACTAGCAACTTCTTTTAACGTGTTGGCACGATAAATCATTTCGCCCAAACGATGATAATTAGAAACTGCTTCTAAAAAAGCCTTTTTATCTTCTTTAGTCATTTCGGGCATATCATCTTCTTCTTCGCGAAGATACTTTTCATTTAAAATGTTTTTCAACATTTTCGTTTCCCAATGCTTAGACATTATAAACCTCCGTAAGCTTGTTTAATTATCTTACCAAGACCTTTAAGATTTTTTTCTGCAGCTGATGAATAACGTCCTAACTGCGTAAGCCATTGACGATATTCTGGTAAACCTTCTGCGTCAGCAGTCATTTCCAATTCATATCCAAATTCGTCAGTTAAGTCTCCCAACATGTTCATAATTTCATCTAGTTGCGATTGAAATTCTTTACGACGATCAGAACCAGGCTCTGCTTCATTAACAGTACGTTTACCAGTAGCAATACCAGCCTTACCAAAACTTTCTTTGATCAGCCCTTTGTCATTAGACATAGGCTTACCATTAAATAGTTGATTATATTTATCTTTTAAACTTTTCATAGTTTTACGTATTAGTTAGTTAATTCAGATGGAATATTACCGAACGGATCAATAACAGTACCATTACCTTTTTGACCAACTGGATTAGTAGGACCTAACAAACTAGCACCTGCCGCATCTGTTAAGCTATCAAATATACCTTGTCCTGTCTTAGGATTACCTAACTGCATATTTTCCAACGGATCTGCATTTGCTCCAGTGGTATATCCAGTGCCTTTAGCTCCTATAGGATTATTAGGACCTAATTGTGATGTGTTCGCTAAATCTACGAGTGCCATATTAAAACTCCCTTATAATTTCTGAAATTAAACGATTAATATTATTATATTTTGTGTTCATTGTTTTGTCTACCGATTCATTTACTGGAGATAAAAATGCTCCATGTGTTGAAGGGTTACTAACAAAATCAAATGCTATCAATTCAAAGTCAGGCTGTACTTCCATTGCACTACCTGCTTCGCGCATTACTTCTTTTACTGAACCTAAACCGCGCGATGAAATACCTAATTTAATTCCTGATTGGAATAATGCTTTAAGTATATTACCTGCAGGTGTAGGAAGTACTTCTACAGTACCTACTAAATCTTTGCCACGCCAAGCCATTTCTAAAATGTTATGACTAACGTTATTTAAATTAACAACTGAAGAATCTGGATGATCTAGTTCTCCTAATGCACGACGCTCTGTTATATAACTTTCATTATACTTTTTAGCTTCACGCATCAATGTTTCCATTGGATAAACACGTCCGTTATGATTCTTAGCTTCAGCACGTTGAAGTACTCCTTGTACAATTAAACGACCCCCGTTATTAGCTAACGATTCGTTTATTTGTTGAGGCGTTACTTCAAATACATTATAATCTATTAATAATTGTTTGTTCATTTTATCCTCTACGTGTCAATGTTGTATACGGAGATTGTGAGCCATTAAATAAAGTAGCTCCATCATAATAATTTGTATTATTATAATATCGATCTGTACCGGCAGTTATTACAGCTACAGATGCAGTTGCAGATGTCAAAGTAGTTGACATGCCAGGTACGCCGCCTTCATTAACATGTGTTACAGTTAACGATCCGCTACCCGCGGCTAATGTCAGAGTAAATAACGTAGATGGAGCTATTGTGTTAGTAAATCCTGCAACTACCGCGGTAGCTGTTTGATTAGCTAATGCATCTGCCCATTTAAATAAAATACTACCTGTTACATTAGTAGTTTCAGTACCGAAACCATATGATGCAGTAATTACACCATCGATACCATTAACATTAGTTGCTGTAAAATTAGATGCTGATGTTATATATAATCTAAAAGTTTTTGAAGAATTAACATGATTATATGAATAATCTACAGTACCATCATATGTAGTAATGTCTACATAGTTACCATGTATACTAGCACTTAATGGGTGCGATCCAGTAATATTATTAGTTATACCACTAGCCCATGTAAATCTATCTATCTGTGAACTAAATCCTATGATACTAGGTGTAGATCCGGCGCCGGCGCTATTATTATTACTTACAGATAATCCTGGAGCGGAATGCTCTACTAAAATGATCGGATCATCCCATAATGCTTTATTAGACTCACGTATAAATTGTTGCCGCGCAACTTCTATACCTTTAGATTCTATTAATTGCTTAATATGAGATTGTGCTGACCAATATTTCCAATCTAAAAAACTTTTCATTTAGATAATTCCTTTAATCTATTAGAAATTCTAACAATGCGTTCATTTATTTTATTGATACGATTACCAGTCTGCTTCCAAAACTGAGAAGAATCAACTCCTGTCTCTGTTTTAAGTCTAATATTGTTATGCACAATCTTTTCAATTTCAGCTAACATTTTGTTAACTTCCATTATACTTTTGTTAACTTTCTGTGATGGTGAAGCTGACTCATCTTTTTTGTATTGACGGTATGACACTGCTTCTTCGATTTCAAAGCCGGAAGGTGCTTTATATTTAACACTGTTATGTATCAAATTTAAACGTGTAAGTGCTTGAAACACTGCCATGACAGCATCAGAACTTTTATAACCATATTTCTTAGCTAATGCATCAATAAATCTTTTAACTGCTTTATCTAACTCAGGATTAACAGCTTCATGTAATTGTAACTCATCAACAACGCCATACATTTCTGACATCATTTTTTTATACGAAGATTTATTTTCCATAGGACGAAATATTTTGTTAGTTTTTTTAACACGTTTCCATCCATCAGCTTCTACCGTATCATCACCAGCCTTACCAAAAGCTTTTGGAGTCATATATCCTGGAGTGGCTGCAGATGTCGACATTTCATCGAGTTCTTCTTCAGACTCTTCTTCAGTTTTTAAAGCTACTTTACCTAAACGTTTATGTAAGTATTTATCAGAAGAATCAGCATCGCCATCATTATCTAGATCTTTATCTTCAAGATCTTTAAATTTAGACTTAGCTTCTTTATCAGAAACGTCATCTACACCTTCCGTTAAACGCTTAAAGCTTTTTTCTATATCTTTAAATAAACCCATTAGATTCCTTGCTTCTTAAGTACTAAAATTAAAGCTCCACTACCACCACTAATTTTACTAACAGACAGATCATATACTACACCTGCAGTTAAACTACTATCTGCAATCGTACCGCCGCCTGATAATGTAATTGTAGCACTATTAGGCGTTTTTACAATAATACTACCATATCCGTAGTTAGAGCCTGTCAAGTCCAATTGTCCGTTTTGGTATGAAAGTACCGAATAATATTTACCTGGATGCCCCAAACGATCAAATTGATCTGGCCCATTGTTTGTATCTGGCGCATTGTAATTATATGGATAAGTTCCTACTTGTGATCCCATTACTTACCTTTAACTTTATTTAATTCAGAAACTAATTCATAATAACGTAACATTGTTAAAACGTCTTTATCTTCGATAACATGTTTTTTAGATAGGGAAGATAACAAATTAGACACTTCATTTAATTTGATACGTAATACTTTACTAGGAATTGTAGTCTTCAATGTTTTCAATTGCTCACTAATACTCTTAGCTTCTTTAATTACATAGTCTTTAAGAGATGTAGAATTACTAACCGTATTAATATATTGACGTAGCAAAGACTTTTGTTCAGTAGTCAATTGACTAGAATATTTTTCATTGAAACGATCTACAATTATTTTTGAAGCTAAAATACGTACATCTTTATTTTCTGACTCTAACATAGGCTTTGTAGCTTCTGTTTTATTAGCTACAGTACGTACATGTTCTAGTAGTGCAAATTTAGTCTCTACATATTCTTTAGGGTCATCTGCCTCTGCAAATTCAAATAATTTATAAATACTGGCATGTATTTTATAATTGTTTACTCGTGCTGTAAAAAAATCTTCAATATCGTAAGCCGTACGTATTTCTTTGATAAGATTGAATTTTTCACGCTTAAGAGATGACTCATTGATCATTTTCTTAGACTTTATAACGGCAGAAAGAAATGCATGTGCTTTAGCATCTGAATTAAATTTCTCTTCGTGTACTGCGCGATATAGTTTAAGTTCTTTATTTAACTCGGTATTGTTATTAAAATTCTTCTTAATAATTTGTAAAGCTTTAGACCGAGTACCATTCATAGTATCGGCAGCGACTTGACGTACGAGTAACTCGAAAATTAAACCTGTATTTTTTACTTTTGAATGTTTAATTCGGCTCATAGTGTTACGTTTCCTTTTATGTATACGCCTTTTTAATAAATATATATATCACTGTAAAATGTTATAATCTTAGTCATTTAGTGATAATAATTGCGATTCGTCTAATAATGTACCCGCATCTGGATCGACAGCGCTTTTATCTAACGACTCTTGTATTATACTAGAACTTTTAAATTTAGTATTCAATGTTTTAATTAATGCTTTAGACTCAATCGATTCTATGCTTAATGGAGAACTTTTACGAAATGTATGTTGCAACGGATCTGTTTTAGGACTGTTATTGAATGTAGCTCCGAGTTGTTTAGCACCTAATGGATCACGTCCATGCGGACTAGAATGCTTACCCCATGTACTAATATCTTTAGGACGTCCAGGGCCAGCAACATGTTCCTGTTCCATACCTGGCAACAATTCTCCTTTGGTAGCTACGTGCATTGATGCAATGTCATGCGGAGTACCAAAACTCATATTTGTCTTTTTAGGGTCATTACCTTCATCAGCAATTTGTTTGCGACGGAACTGAGTTTTAAGATCTTCTATTACATTATCTTGTTGAGACTTCCATTCATACTCAGTCATACCAAATATGTTTTCGTAAATCCATTGTTCCGAAAACAATTGCGATTCGCGTAATTTACCTGCCAATTCTACTTTTGTAGTTAAAGATTCTAATTGTTGCTTTTCATAAATCAACGAAGGATTATTTAGTTCTAATGAGAACCCAATCAAATCTTCATCACGAAATCCTTGTGCATATAAATGAACGATTGCAATCTTAGTTAATTCAGATACAAATATTTTTTGAATACGTTCAATTGTACGAGCAAAACGTACATCTTCAGCTGCTAATGTAGCTTTACCTTCTACTCCCTCATCATATCCTAAAAATGCTTTAGGTATCTTTAATGCAGCATGCAATTTATTACGTAAGTATTCAATATCTTCAATTTGGCCTTCATTAGTTAATCCAGCTAATGTATCAATTGCAGTACCAGACTCTCCGCCACGAACTGGCAGATAATAATCTTCCATCATGTTTTGCAGATTAAACTTAAGGTTGTAGTCACCTGTCTGTTCATTCATATATGGAACCTTTTTCATCTTGCTCATGATTTGGTTCATATAGTTATCTACTTCATGTGGTGGAATATTACCTACATCAATTTTAAAAACGCGACGTTCTGGGGCACGCATAATACGTTGAATAAGCATCGCATCTTCCATTAATGACAATTGCTTAAACAATTTACGTCCTGACTCGATCATTGACTTACCGTACGGTAAGAAGTTTGTATCAGATAACAAACGAAAGTGTGCCATTTGAAAACTTTCAAATTCAGTACGGTTAGGCTTACCGGCAAAATTAGCATATGTACCACTAGGACCTTCGAGTATAAATCGATATGCATATGGATTTTCTGGATCATATCCATCTTCACGACGAACTTCGTATGCTGATAATGGAGTTACGTTAATAACCCCTAATTCGTCTTCAATATCTAAATGTAAAAAGAAATCGCCGTACTTACACGCATTACGTACCCATGGCCATAGATTATAGTCAATATTAATAATATCGTAAAATAAATTATGCAGTACTTTACGAACTTCTTCGTTAGATGTAGAAATTGATAATGTATCACCTTCTGCATTTTTAACTGTAGATTCGTCTGCGTAAATATCTAATGCCGATGCTATAATAGGATCCATATCCATAGCTTCGTAATCTGTAAACAATTCTAGTTTAGAAGAATGAAAATTGTATGTTTGGTTATATGTAGCATAACCTGACTGACCTCTATGTAATCCAGTAAATCTATCGATATAACTGTTACTAGATAATGAGCCGTTAGATTGTAACCTATTTGTATCAACCGCCTTTAAACGATTTTTAGCGATACGTCTTACAATTACATTAGTAGAAAATAGCCGTTTTAATCTGGCCTGTAATGAAGTGTCTGCCATGTATATTATTTATTTATAAATATTAGGTCAGCCAGGTTAAACTTTCATCTCCGCCAGGAGTTTTCCATGTCCATGTTTGATGTTGTTGAGGTGATATTGTATACACTCCTGGATTAGTCTTTCCGAAATGATTTAATGCCTTACGTGATAAGTCCATACCTTGTTGTTTGAGACGTAATGCCGTGTCTCGTATCCATAATGCTATAGCGAATGACATTACCAAATCATCATTATATCCACGTTGTGCTTCTGCCCTAGAACCGTTCCATATAAATACAAACAACTCATCTAACAAACGTTTACTTCGTACAACCGGACTTTTTTCTCGTAAATACGTTTCTAATTTTGAAATGGTCAATGGACGTGTTTTACTAGTTGTAGAAAATCCTGGTACCATGTCTGACTTACTTTTAAGATCATATCCCTTAGTAAGATGTATATTTTCGTCTATATAAGCGTCTTGTCGATATGAATAATATAAATTACTATAGCCTCTATCAATTACAACTTGGATAACGGCCCAACCGACATTGGCATTTTCTATAACTAACAGCGCATTATTATAATCTGTAGCTACTGACATTAACATGTTACCGTATTCTGTAGTACCTATCTTACCACGATATTCTGCTACTTGTGTTAAATTATCTACATCGATTACATGGAATGCAGAATAATCAGAACCATCGCCTCGAGCTACGTCAGCTACTACTGCGTAATTTTTTGAATAGTCTGGATATTCCCATATCCAATAATTACCATCAAATCCTCTACGTTCGATTGGATCTTTAATATATGTTTGATCATACCATTGCAGTATAGGACCATCAATAACAGTATGTCCAGATGAAATAAAGTCACAATCACATTCTTGTGCAGCTCCCTTTTCACCTAACAACTCCGTTTGTTCTATACGCCAACTTTCATCACGTTCCGGATGTACCGTCCAGTGTAGTTTAATTGGCTTAAATTGCCCGCCTGATTCTGCATCTACCCATGTTTGATGAAACCAATTACCTGTACCGTTAGGTGTCGATAATGCAATACATCCTCCACCGGTTGCCAATGTTTGCTGAGCTGATTTCCAAATTTCTTCAATGTTACGTATAAATGCAGCCTCATCAATAATTAGTAATGATAATGCTTCAGAACGACCTGATGTGCCTGTACTAGAAACGGCTTTAATTTGTGATCCGTTTTTAAAACGTAACGACAATTTATTATCTTCAATCGACTTACCTTTTAACCAGATAGGTAAATTTTCGTGCATTACACGTACTTTAGTTACCAAGTTTTTAGCAACGTCTTGAGTAGTAGCTAATACTAAGATATTAAAGTCTTGTTTAAACAACATGCACCATAATGCATATCCTGCAGATAATGTAGAAATACCTAATTGTCGAGATTTTAATATAACCGAATATCTATTGTTTTGCATATTACGCAAAACATCTTCTTGGAATGGGTATAAATGAAAGTATATTTTTCCTTTGGTAGGATGTTGAATAATACAATATTTTTTCATAAAATGTACCGGGTCAGTGGCACATTTTTTATACTCATCTGCTATAATTTCTTTTAACGATTTTTGAGACATACATAACCATTATTTTTTTCTTTTTGAAATATGTACAGTTTCTGCAATTGCTGTAACTGCTAATGCTGGAATCCATGCGCCTGATATAATGGCAAATGTAGCACCTGCCAATATTATACCCTCGCCTACTGCAATTCTACGCCATAATACTTTACGATCTGTTTGTTTAACGACTTCTTCTAAAGCTTTATTTTTTGCTAACTTTTCTATTTGTACCGAATCACGTTGCGTTTTAGCTTCAGTTTCTAAATCGCCGTATTGATCGTATAAACTAAAAAAAGCTGTACGTGAAAGCATTAGAGCTTCTGTACAGTTATCTGCATATTGGAACATAGAATCTAAATTACTTTTGTACAGATCCTTGTACGCTAAGCTCTTTAGGACTTCTGCCTCCTGTTTTTTGCTTAAGAATATCCCAGTATCCCCCTGGTACACTATCCTCTGTGGTAAGAAACTTTGCCCATAAGCTGTCGCGCTGATGGTAAGTAAGGCTAGGAATTTTAGAAATGTTTTTAGCATCTTGTATGTTTTTATATGTTATGTTGTTAATGATCGTGGCTTGTTTGACGTCGTATGCAATTTGTAAACTATCGTTAGCATGTGATAAACTATCTACACGTGCTCTAAGATCTTCAATGGTAGTATCTGTAACTACTAGTTGCTTTTCAGTAGCTTTTTTATATAGGATATATAGTGCTACTAACAACAGTAGCATAACTATATAGTACCAATATTTTTTTAAAAATTTCAACATATTATTATGGTTGTTCGTTATTAGTTGATGGCGGAGTAGTTGTATCTTCTGCGGCAGGAGGATCTTTTTTAAATACATTTTCTAATGCAGTTATACCTAACAATCCGCCGGCTAAGAAACATATTGCTTCAAACATAAAATCGGGCAATACCATTTCACTTATCACTGCCATATAACAAAATACAATTACATTGAGTAATACAAATGTACCCGCTACTCGTTTAGATGATACGCCGCTATCTCCAGATAGCATTTTATCTACCCAATATTTACGTTTTTGTGCCATTAGAACTCCCGTAATAAAGTATATGTAAATCTAGATAATCCTGAAGCTTCACATGCCTCAATTAATAGCTTAAAGTCAGCAGGATTATTTAATACCTGGCAGCCTGCTGACCATTTATCAATAAATTTGCTAGTCCATCTTGGATTTGCACGGTGTATGTTTATACCAAATAATCCTGTATCTGTTTTTGCAGTTTCTTCTGCAAGAGCATCTTTGTCAGTGTCACGAAATACCGTAATAGGCTTACATTGAACTAATGCTTTATATTCGCCGCGGTGTAATCCTAATTTCCAAGAGTCTGTCCATTGGCCAGGCTTTAGTAAAGCAGTACCTTTTGGATTCATCAAATTCTTTAACCAATGTGTTCCTGGATTAGTTGTACCTGTAAACCATTGTACTTTTGTGCTTGATATTACACCGATAAGGTCGTCAAATTCGTTAGGTAAATTAGCTTGTGATCTAATACCTACAATGTGAAATTTAGGAAATGCATATCCTAATTCATTAAATTTAGTTTTTAGTTCTTCTACAGTATAACGTTTCATTAAGTTCCTTGAGTTGATATATTAGTTTCGTTAGTTTTTAAATGATGAATAAGTTCTTTTATTAATTTATATATTTCTGCAGACTTACCTAACATGCCAGTAATTGCAAATACCATTAATATACCTGATGTTATTGACGGGAAAAAGTATGCGGCTAATGCTAATAAAGCTACAGTAGCAACTAACGTGCCGGCTACACCTGCAACCTTTTGTTGAAATTCAGAGCCGCCTAATTTTTTAGTTATCCATTCAAATGCTTTTTCCATGGCTTTAGCAGGTAACCCAGTTACTTTTTTTAGCATAGCAGTAACCGATTCTATTTTAGATTTTAGTTTACCTTCATCAACTTTTTTACCAGTAACTTTTTCAATACCAATAGCTAGTTCATGTAAAAATGCAGAATTACCAAGTACATCTCCTACAGTATGTAATGCACCTAAAACTCCTCCGCCCTCAGTTAAAGTATATCCACGCAATTCACGAATTTCAGTTTTAATAGATTCTACATCATCTACATCTACTTGCGATACATCGCCGTTAGCATCTACTAATGCATTCAACATAGCAGCTTGTACTTCTTCATCGGTAATATCTTCGCCATCTGATTTAAGTTCTGCAGATAAATCTTGTAACTGACTTTGTATTGATGAAGCATCTCCGTCTGCAGATTCTAATATTAAATTAGATAGTTTAGATAAGATAATTGTATTTGCTATCGGCGCTAGTTTCATATTATAAATTTCCTTTCAGTTTACTTTGTGCTTTAGCCATTTGTTGTTTAGCATCTTCTTTGATAAGTTTACGTACTTCATTAATTTGAGATTCTATATTTTTATCTATTTGTTGTATAGCTTCTTGCATTTCTGATTTAAACGTTTCTTTATTTTTGATCAACATTTTAAGTTGTGCTTCAATTTTATCTTTTTTGTCGGAAGGAGCGCCGGCATATTCTTTAGATAATTGTGATGTAACTGAAACTACATCTTCAAGATCTTTAGATATTTTTGATATTGGTCTAGCCATATTATCCTTTTAAATTATTAAGTATTGTTTCTCTAGTACGTTTATAATCCGAATCAAATTTTTCAAAAAAAGCTTTTTGATCCCAATTTTCCAATGTGCCGTCAGCATCTTGAACAAATTGTAATTTTAATGCTTCACGTAAAGCTTCCACTTCTCGATCAGCATCTTTAACCCATGCCTCTGCATTTGCTAACATTCGTGTACGTGAATATTCTTCCCAAGCGTCTTTACCTTTTGCACGAATAGCCGTTTCTTCTTTTATAACACATGTAAAACATTTTTTATGAATGAAATACATTTTAAAGTTTAAATGTTTTTCTTCATCGCGCATTTGTTTATTGCAACATGGACATGTGTCTGGTACAGACATTATATCACGTATCTTTTGTAGAATACTATTATCTACTATACGTGTACGGTATCCATTCTTTTGCTCTACGCGCCAAACTGTTCCTGACTTAGGATCTATTTCAGTCCATACATCGCCAACAGCACGTTTCGTAGCTTCCTTTGTTTTTGTAAAACCTGAAGTTTTACGTGTTTGGCTTTTATGTGCCCCTGTTAATAATTCTTTAACAGCTTTGATATTTTGTAACTTATTGCTCATATTATTTACGCTTTTTCTTTGCAACCTTTGATTCTTTAACAACGCCTTCTTCTTGTACAGGCACTTCACCGTCCTGCATAGCTAACATACGTTGTACACGTGGCTTAATGGCATTGAAATCTTTAGCAGAAATTCCAAACTGTCCAATCAATGCTACTAACAAATCTATTTTTTGTTGACGTGGTAGACGTGCTAATTTATCCGTATCGATCATATCTAGTGCACGATCTAACATAGCTTTACCCGTACCTAAACGTGCACGTATACTACCGCCGACTTTTTGTAGAAATGACGGATCATTAGTACCTAACTCGATTATCGAACGACGTATCTCTTCGCGTATTATGTCGCGTAATTCATTAGACTTCATTAAAGTTCCTTTTTTAATAAATATCTAATAAATATACTTATCTTATCGGAATTGGGATTCTAGGCCTTTAACGATGAATCGGCCGGTAATTTTGAACGGCTTAGAATAGATTTTTCGATCGCGTATTACAATACCTTCATGTTCACTTACCTTACCTAATGGCGAACTTAAAGACTCTAATACCGCATTACCTAATTCCATTGTAGCCAAATAAAACACATAACCGTTAACGGCAGCTTCAATATCTTTAGGATCTTTTACCATTTCAGCTACATCAGTACCGTTTGTTATTGCTAATAATACTTGTTTAGATAATGCACCTACTGATTTACCATCTGCCAATTTAATTGTAGTTTCTTTTTCATTACGCGCATTAGCTAGCCATTGACTCAAAGTTTTAGTTTGTTTTTTGCCGTTGACTATAACGGTATATTTTTTATTTAATACAGATTGGAAGTCTGGTTCTGAATCTAAAGTTGTCGGGACGGAACCTAAAACTTCATAGCCGTATTCTGTTGCAGTTGGGGCTAAATTGTTCAATAAATCCTGAAGTGCCTTCTTATTATAAGTAATCTCTTTTGTAGCTCTACGGGTCGGTGTTACCTGTTCAATTTCCAACAATCCATGTATAGCTAAAAAGTTCTTTTCGTAAGATAACACATTGGTAGACCCGGCGACATACTCGATATTAAACATTACGTTTGGGTTATCCCATAAACCTAATGTTTTAAGTTGCGCGGTAATGTCAGGTATTGCATCATTAAAAATATCTAACACCTTACCACCAATTTCAATCATACCATGACCGACACCGAAACGATCTAACAGATCGGCTTTTGTAATGCCTTTCACATCTAACGGCTTGTTAGATCCACGGTCCATTACAAATTGTTTTTTAGTACCTACAGTAATTAATCGTATAGAAGCATTTACGCCGTCTATTTTAACAGATGCTGGACCTTTCTTTAAATAATCTGTTGACTGTACAAATACTTTTACAAGGTCTTTACCGGTAGTAACTGAAGGTATATCAAATGGATGTGCCATATGGCCTCCGGCGCCACCTTCGGTAAGTAAAGATTCGTTGATGGACTCAGCTAATTTTTTTTTAACTGTATTATATACTGCGGGATTAAACCATCCCATAATTTTCTTAAATGTTTCCGGTGTACTATTTTTAAGAGCTTGACGTAATGCTGTGCCAGACATTTCACCGAATCCAGGAATATTAAGAGATATATGAGGAGCTACAATTAGATAACCGTGCTTATCATATCCTTGCATAGCACCTTTATGTTTGCTATAGTCTTGAAAATATGTATCGTTACCTGACTTTAATTTACCAATTCGGAATCTAGGATCTTCTTCCATATCCTTTTGACCTACCATAAACACCACTGCAGTAGTAGCTGGATTATATGCACTTAGTATCTCTTCAGCTTTGTATGGATTTTTAACTTGAACAACATTACGTATACCGTTTTGCTTGATAATAGCAGCTTTTTCTTTAAATGAAAATGGGGATCTGCCGGGCTCTACCTTATCACTTGTAGCTACGTATGTATTTGTAGCTCCGAATTGTCGCTGTAACCATTCGAAAGCTTTAGCATGATGTTGTCCAAACGGTTGAAATCTACCTGGATAAATTGCTACTATATCTTTAATATTAGTATCTTCTGTAAGTATTTGTTTGGCTAGCCAGTTACCTAGATTCATTTGTTATCCTATTTGTATATAAATATGTTATGCAGGCGGATAGTCTGGCGGAGTTGACATTGGATGATAAAATACACCTTCTGTAGCTTCATACCAATCACCTACACCGACATTTTCTGTATTTTCTTCTATCAATGTATCATAGTTGCCTGGATATTGCCATGGAGTAATACCGTCCCATATTACAACATCAATTACATAATTAGATCTTATTACTGCCCATCTTCCCATAATTTAACTTTATTTTTAATAATACTCAAAAATTATTACAAAACCAGCTCCGCCTGGACCAGCAATACTAGCTGTGCTGTTTATTCTCGATCCTCCGCCGCCTCCGCCGCCTGCTGCTCTACTACCAGATCCTCCTCTGCCACTAGGCACACCTCCAGCTCCGCCATGCCCTCCAGTACCTACTAATACCCCTGTAGTTACATTACTACCTGAATAGTATAGTGCAAAATTTGCAACATCGAATATGTCGGCACCATTATCACCGTTGAAAGTACCGGTTGGCAATCCAGGAGAACCGGATTGAATTAAAGTAATGTATTGGTAAATAGCAGAGCCGGAGCTTCCGGATCCTGATGCATTAGCAGTATTTACACCGCCGCCGGCGCCGCCACCTGCTAAAAATCTACTTCCATTAAAAGCATTGGAAATAGTATTAGCAGCACTGAGAGATGATCCGCCGGCGCCATTTACTCCCGAGTAGTAGAATGGTGGGTAAGGATTTAGTACTGTAGGTGCTGTTGGGGCGGTATTGGTTCCACCTGCTCCACCAGCAGAAAGTGCTCCTCCGCTGCCGCCTGCGCCGCCTAATCCACTTAAGAGAATAGTCGATCCTAAAGCAAAGGAGCTGGAGTTTCCGGTGGCTCCTGCAAGACCATTTAAATTAGCAGAACCTACTCTTTGTCCGCCTCCAGCTCCTCCGGCTCCTACAGTTACAGTGTAGCTCCCTGTTGTTAGAGCGGCAGCTGAAAAGTATGCTACATTTATGTTACCGCCGGCTCCGCCACCGCCACCTACACTATTTGTACTTGTGTTTCCTATTCTACCACTAGCTCCGCCTCCGCCACCGCCAGCGCAAATAACTTTTATATATTGTATGCCCGATCCTGTATTGTAAGTATACGTACCTGAACTAGTGTATATGACTATACTGCTCAATCCTACTATTGATAGATTGTAGGTTGTTCCAGTACTATTTTTAAAAAACAAACTACTGCCGCTAGCATATAGAGTGCCGTATCCTGCACTCGGTGTTGCGGGCGCAGATTGTGTTACTAAAGATGTTGTATTTAATAATTTTGCCATAACTTAATAATATTCTACTACTATACATAGGCCAGAAGATCCACTTCCTCCTGCCCCTGATGTAGGTGTTCCTGAGGTAGCATTTATGGCTCCACCACCGCCGCCTCCAGCTCCATATAATCCACCATTACTACCCGCATATCCGGTAGCAGTAGCTGACGATAGTCGATGATCACCACCACTCCCACCTCCACCTAAACCATACGTTGTTGTAAATACACTACTTGTAAACTGCAGTAGAACTGCAGCTGTTACAAGATTATCACTTCCTGGAGTGGCTGGTTTACCGAAACTTCCTCCATTAGCTTGCAATGTATTCCATTGAAATCCGCCTGCTCCTGCACTACCTGAGTACGATGTTGGAGTAGTAAGTGATTCATAACCTCCACCGGCACCACCACCGGCTGTCGCTGTATGTGTTAATGGTGTAGAAGAAAAGTTAGTTGTTGCTAGAGCTGGGCCTTGACCCGATGTACCAGCACCTAATCCTCCGGATACAGCAAAAGCTGGACCTGGTCGGCAGTCTGTAGCCACACCGCTCGGGCCACCCGGCCGGGTTGAGTTTGTAGGACCTCCGGAACCTCCAGCGCCTCCTGAGGCACTAACCATTGTCCCGCCAAATGTAGTGTACTGTCCAGCAATACCGGTATTACCGGTGGCTGCTCCAGATACTGATACTCCGCCGGCACCACCGCTGCCAACACTAATAGTGTAGCTAATTTGCGTTAAATCTCTTCTATCAAAAAAACCACGAGCTACTGCACCTCCTCCGCCACCTGAGCCTCCTTGTGTCCGGGCCGCAATACCCGTTTGGCTTCTTCCACTACCGCCACCACCTCCAGCTCCAACACAAATTACTTGAACGTATTTTATATTGTCAGGTTTATTCCAAGTATAAGTTAAAGTTCCCCCGCCTGGATTAGATCCTGTGTACTCTAGTACTCTAATGTACTCTTGTCTACCTGTAGTTCCTAAGGGAAAAATAGAACCGGATGCATTTTCAAAATAGATAGCACTGCCGCTAGCAAATATAACTACAGATCCTGTGTTGGGCGTGCCGGTAAATGATTGAGTTACAAATTGTAAACTTTTTAATATTTGACTCATATAAAATTATTACTTAATCTTGTTTGAGATCCATTTGAAAATTTAGCATAAAGGTTTCCATCCGTATTTACATATAGTGTAATAAAACCAGGATCTGGAGATTCCATTGATCCTGTAGCTGCAAATTGTATTTCGGATAAAAACTTAGGCATTATATTGATATATATACTACATATTGTGCTGTGAGTGGCGGGTTAGCAAATATAATACTAGCTGTATTTGCATTTATTCTTCTTATATCTGGATAAACCGTTTCGCCCGTTGAATCCTCATACACTGTAATATGTAAATTTCTAGTATTAAATCCGTGATTTACATTAAAACTAGTAGCGCTATTATCTCCTAATAATGAAGATGTAGCTTCTACTAAGAATTCTGCAAATGTAGCATAACTAGCTGTTATTGCATATGAACTAGATTCGGCATAACTACTACTTAAACTATAAGACGAGCTAAATGCATATGACGATGAAATAGCATAGCTAGATGATAATGCGTACGAACTTGATTCTGCATAGCTAGATGATAATGCATATGATGCAGATATTGCAACAGAAGCACTAAACGCCCAACTTGAAGTTCCAAATAAACTACCAGTAATACCACTAAATCCATTAGTCGTTCCAGATACTATTAACGAACCAGTAATTACTGCATTACCATTAAATGGGAATGCATTACCTGTCCCAGCACCAAACCCGTAAAATGCAGCTGACGCAGATACGCCTAATGCAAAATGCGTTGATCCTGTATTCAAGGTCACTGTCGGGGCTGGACCAGCCGAGTTAGTTATAGTTATTCCTAGTCCCTCATTAACATCTGTTATATCCCCCCCTGCAGGAGCGCCGGCTGCTCCGAATCCGTAAAATGCAGCTGAAGCTGATATAAAGAGCGGATCGATATATGATGATGTTACTGCATATGATGAACTAACAGCGTATGAGCTAGATTCGGCGTAACTAGATGATACAGCATAACTACTACTTATAGCATATGAAGAACTAATTGCATATGAACTAGATTCTGCATAACTACTACTTATACTATATGAGGCACTAATTGCATACGATGACGAAATTGAATAACTACTAGTTACTGCATATGAACTAGTTAAAGCATACGATGCTGTAACGGCATAAGATGATGATATACTATAACTTGAAGTTAATGCATATGATGCAGATATTGCAACCGATGACGAATGTGCCCAACTTGAAGTTCCAAATAAACTACCAGTAAATCCTGCGGTAGATTGTATAGAGCCAGTAACTACTAATCCCGATCCACTTATAAGTAATGAACCTGATATAACTGCTGGCCCTGTATACGGAAATACATTGCCTATGCCAGAGCCAAAGCCGTAAGATGCTGCTGATGCAGATACACCTAATGCAAAATGCGTTGATCCTGTATTTAAACTTACTTCAGGTGCCGGACCGGCCGAGTTAGTTATAGAAATACCTAATCCAGGATTTACATCAGTTATATCGCCGCCGGCAGGTGCTCCTGCAGCACCAAAGCCATAAAAGGCTGCTGATGCTGATATAAAGAGTGGATCAATATATGATGACGTCACGGCGTATGAGCTAGATTCGGCGTAACTAGATGATACAGCATAACTACTACTTATAGCATATGAAGAACTAATTGCATATGAACTAGATACAGCATAACTTGAACTAACAGAATATGACCCAGATTCTGCGTAACTAGAGCTAAACGAATAACTACTAGATACTGCATAACTAGATGATAATGCATACGAGCCGGACTCTGCATATGATGAAGATACAGAATAAGAACTAGATACAGCATAACTAGATGATATGGAATAAGAACTAGATACAGTATAACTAGAGCTAACAGAATATGATCCAGATTCTGCATAGCTAGAACTAACAGCATATGACGATGATACCGCGTAACTACTACTTATAGCATATGAAGATGATAATGCATATGATGCAGATATTGCAACAGAAGCACTAAACGCCCAACTACCGGTACCAAACAAACTACCGGTTAAAGAACCCGTAAATGATCCTGTTATACTTCCTAAAACATTTAAACTACCAGTTATTCCGTAACTACCACTTAATTGTTTTGTGTTAATCCACGCATTAGCTTGACCTGCACTACCTGAACGATACATCCATAAATCACCTTGTTGGTATACTGAGGCAGAAACTGATGATATATCATGGAAGTGTATAGGAGTAAGTGGTGTTAAAAATACTGTTCCGTTATTTGGATTTTTTCTTGTTACAATACCTACAAATGTTCTGTCATATGGAGGAGGTGGAGCTACATTAGTAAATTCACCTGCTGTTTGTGATACCCATAACAAATCTCCAGCATTAAAAGCATCTGTGTTTAATCCATTTACTAAACCAAAGGTAGTAATAAATCCATCAGTGCCATTCTCAATATCGTGAGTAGCCATACCAATGATTTCATTACCCGTACTAAAAGTATTGGTTTGGTCTGTGGCTTGAGCTGGTTCAACAGTAGGTCTATCACCTATTGCTCCTAACAATCTAACAACTGTCCCATTAAGGATAGGAACTCCAGTTTGATTTCTAGCTCTTAACCATTGTTCTTGTCCTATGTTTAAAGTAACATCTTGCTCCCAATTATAGAAAGATAATGCTCCTGATCCACTATCATAAAACAATCTACCTTCTTTCCAAGCAGGTTCATTCGTTCCTACACGATACTGCGTATCAAAATCAATATAATCAACACCGGATATTGATGCCGTTAGGCTATTCATTATTATTGAACCTGACAGGTATATTGATCCTGTCAATTGAGCGTCACCGATCAACGTCCATGAACCGGTAATAACATTAGATCCAGTTACTGTACTAGTTCCTATAACAGTAAAACTACTAGATACAATAGCTGAGCCTGTTGTTATATTAAGACCTATTGTATTAAGACTACTAGATATAATAAACGAACCTGTAACTATACCGATACCAATCAATTGTAAACTATTAGATACAATCATTGATCCGGTAACTCTTGAAAGTCCTATTGTTTCCAAGCTACTTGACACTACAGCAGATCCGGATATTTGAACATACCCAATTCCAGCATTTAATAAATCATGCCTATCTGTATTACTAGCGCCGTCACCTATTGTAAATAAAGCAGTTGTATTGTTATGCTTATTGTATTGACCTATTGTTGTAGCATAAGATGCTGATGCTATTGTATGTAAACCTCCAGCATGTGATGCCGTACCGAATGCTACGGAACTACTTCCTTCAGCATGTGAATATATACCTGATGCGGTAGTATATCTTCCTTCGGAATGAGCTCCTATATTTGTTGTCTGTGTGAATACTCCTTCAGCGTGTGAAGCTATTCCAGCACCACCAATGTTACCAGCAATTGACCCAGATCCTTCCGCATGCGCATAAGTGGCATATGTTTTGGTATAGCCCCCCTCCACGTGAGAATAATTTGCTGATGCGGTGGTATAACCTCCTTCTGAGTGAGCAGCTACACCTACAGCCCGTGTATAATAACCTTCCGCATGGCCGCTGTTGGCGGCATATGTACCCTGGCCTTCCGAGTGTCCACTGCCGATAGCAGTTGTTTCATATCCTTCAGCATGCGACGTATCCATGGCAATTGTTCGTATTCCTTCAGCATGTGCCCCATACCCAATAGCTTTTGTCGCAAACCCTTCCGCATGATCATGTTGACCTATAGCCATGGTATAGTATCCACTAGCTTGAGAATAATTACCTAATGTCACTGATCCTTGACCGCTAGCATGTGAATATTGACCAATCGCTAATGTATCTAACCCTTCAGCATGCGCACCGTTGCTATTACCAATTTGATCGCCAGCCCATGGACTATTAGAATCATTGCCGTATGGGGTGCCTGCGACATCAGGGTCTGGCTGAATCCATGTATTTAATCCTGCGCTTGGATTATATGGTGCAACATTAACAATTGCGGCTTGATATAGAAGATCAACACCATTAGCTGATGCGTCGCCTAAAGTAATTATAGTAACCGGATTGTTCCATACAACTGATGTGATACGTGCTAGAGATACCTCTACGTAATTACTGAGTGCTGGGGTGTTGCCGATAGTAGTAGGAGTACCGTTAAAATATAAATAATTTCCTACTGTAAATTTTGATGTTACGTTGCCGTATGACGATGCCAATGTCACTATAGCTACTCCGCCCGGAGGAGATGAATTATCTGTACTTAAAGATGCCGAGTATAAATACAATGTACCAGAACGGCCAGTACCCTCAGCATGTGATGCATATCCAATTGACCGAGCATTAACTCCTTCAGCATGCGAATATTGACCAATAGTTACTGTTTCTTTACCTTCGGCATGTGATCCTGCTGCAGTACCAAATGTTTTAGTAGCATTGCCTTCGGCATGTGAATAGTCAGCCCAAGTCTGCGTACCAGTACCTTCAGCATGTGAACTTGCACCTACTGTAAAAGTGCCATCTCCTTCAGCGTGACTTATGAGACCATATGCAATCGTATTAACTCCTTCAGCATGCGCAAATGCTCCTATAGCCTGGCCTCCGTAACCTTCAGCATGCGATAATGAACCAAATGCAATTGTCAAGAATCCTTCAGCGTGAGCTCCATCTCCGCCAATGTTTTGATTGCCAGCGCTGGCAATGACAGGAACTCCGGATGGCGAAGTAGTGGAATCATCCCACCCCCATAGTCCAGTATCTATTACTAGAATAGAATCTCCGCCGCCAATTGGAGCATCCAAATAGAACGATGTTTGACCTGTTCCTGGATCGTAGGATGCAGAAGTTATAGTGGCTATCTGGTTAGTTGCAAATTCCTCTGCTACAGTTTTAAGAATGAATGTATTACCTACAGTGAATGCTGAGGCGACATTTGCATAATAACTCAGTAAGCTACCTGTACCATTTGTTAATGATCCTGAGAAAGCTCCTGGATAGTACGTTCTACTTCTATATCCTTCGGTATGACTTGCTTTACCAAAAGACTCATTTTCACGTCCCTCTGCATGTGAATACGGACCTAATGCTATCGAACTCGAGCCGTGAGCAAATGAAAACTCTCCGGACGCACTTACCTCATTACCGTGTAGTAAGCTCTGTGAGATGTATTGATATCTAAAATACTCACTAGCGCCAAATATGTCGCCTTGATTATATTGAATAAATGTATCACTAGGAGCCGGCGTTGACGTTCCTGCATTTAATGCATAGCTTGCTGTTATTGCATACGAAGCACTTAATGCTAAATTTGAACTGTTATAGATTGAACCTGTCACATATGACGCAGTTGTAGCAAACGAAGCCGTACCTGCAAATTGACTAAGGTTAGATCCGGTCCATGTATTAAACGATTCGGTTGTAAGTAAACTGCCGGTTAATTTAAATACTCCGTTACGGAAATGTGCTGATGCAGTATTTAAACTCACTTCAACAACCGGACCGCCAGGTGTATCTACAGATATACCCAATCCAGCATTTACATCAGTTACATCTCCTCCACCGCCACCGCCACCGCCAAATGCCAACGATGATGTTTCGTATAGACGACCGTTACTAAGTCTACGAATAACTACATTGTAGTCTGATGGATCTAACGAATCTATTGCCGGTATATCGTTAATAGTAATTTGTGTTTTATCCGCAAAGTCTCCAGTCGTGCCTCTTCGAACTTCAAATTGCAGAACGCCATCGTCGTCTCTAAATCGTATTCGACTATTAGATCCTGTAACTAAAAATGTATTATATACATCAACTCCGCGTTTAAATTCGTAACCAGAAAACGGCTGCAATGTACCTGCAATTGCATACCAATCGTTAGCGTTAGCATTTGCAGCAACAAACGTTAATACATCTTCAGTACGTAATGTAACTATTGGATAATCGGTTATGGTGACTCCACTTCCTTTGCCGGCAGGGGAAAATGCATCGTACACTTGATTGCCTGCTATAGCATTTTCCATTACAATATCTAACTTAGCTTCGCCGGATACGTCGGGTAATTTAAAATCAAATATAGGATAGTTTAATTGACAATCAATTCTAAATCTACGTATAATTTCTCCACCCAATGTACCATCTAATACTACTCGATAACCCTCTAGAGGTATAAGACTTGCTGGAAGAATATCATTTTCATATTGCAAATAACTACCGCTATTATCGGCATCAATTGTTATAGTTTTATCTAAGATAATATTAGCTTTAGCAACACCTTTAAATAAAGCACTCGATGCCGTAACACTACCATCAGTATTTAAATGAAATCCGCTAGATGATATTTCAATATTACCATTAGCTCCAGATATAAATTGATTAGCATTTCCTAAGAAAAATGAGTCAGTACGTACAATGAAAACGCTAGGCGGCCCTGTACGAAACATTAAATAGTTATTAGCGTCAGCTACTAATTCTAAACCTACGCCGGTATAATTGTCACCTGATCCGGGTATTACAGATCCAGACCATAGCATAAAGCCTGGAGAACCACTAAGTTCGGGTATAGAAGCCGATAAAAATCCTTTATACCCAACTGATCTTATATATCCCGAATTTTGACCCGACTGTTCTATACCACTACCAATACCACTACTTAAATAAACAGACCCGGTTATAAGATTATTAGTACCTTGTATATACGTATTATCGCCGTAAAATATAGCACCATACGTAATTACTTCCATTTCAGCTTTTTTACTTTCATAGTCAAAAAACTGAAATTTAAATGTTAAAGGTGTATCTAAATGTTCCGATGGCACTCGTTTGAAAACACGTGTAAAATTAGGAGAAAATCCAGTTTCTTTATTAACAATAAGTTCTATATCTGCAATAATAAATGAGCCGTTTCTAGTTACAAACTTTAAGTCTATAGGTTTAGTCTCTAAAGCTTTAAATTTAAATTGTACATTAGCTAAAGCTTCGGGTACTGGCTTTGTTTGGTATGTACCAATTCTATATCCTAATGGCCCGTTATCTCTAAACTCGCCTGTTATAGTATTTGTAAAATTAGGTACTGTAAATATATCTCCGAATTGTACATTAATCAACTCTTTATCAACTAATACATTTGATCCTGATATATATACATCTAAGCGATGATTAGGCAGATTAGTATCTGCAGACATTATAGAAGCGGCATTAGTATTGTTTGCTATAGTAAATTTAACTATATATTCAGTATCAGCATATACTAATGGCGCGTATATAGGATTAATTGAAAATACTGCAGCTTCCCCAATATTAAATCCATCTAAGCCTTGCGGACTAACACCGGTACTATATGACATGGATAATTCAGCCCCACCCATCAATATTGTATCATTATATTTAAATGGGTACCATAAATTAACAGGAGCTCCGGAACTAGATATACTAGCCGTAGTCCAATATTTTTCAATTTCAGCTAAGTCTTCAAATGATCCATATCGTTCATAATCAGCCCCGACAGCAATATTAGTTTCATACGAACCAGTATCTATTAAAATGTTTTGTTGTTCTAATATAGTATCGCCCAGGTCTATAAAATCTCCAAAAAATCCCGATGGCTTATATAATGTTTTAATTTTATACACATCACCAGTAACTGGTTCAATATCAGATAAAATTATATCACCAAAACTAGAACTACGTTGCGTTTGTGTAAATACAGATGGTTGCGTATAACTAGCTGTAAAATTGGCAGATGCACTAATAGTTGTTATAGCATTCGGTATTCCGCCTATAGTAGTTAATTCTACTGACCATGGCCCATTAGTATTGTCTGTCGGATTACGAAATCCTTCAATCTGACTAACTATTGCAGTACTACTATTAACAATTTGTGAAATAGCAAATTTATATGACCCACTAAGTGGAGTAGCTTGCCCTGCGGATACTACACTTCCAATTGTAGTTAAATCATTACGTTGTGACACGGGTAACAAAAACCCGTTATCTAATGGAAACGATAATGTTACGCCACGTTCGGCAGTTCCTTCCGGTATTATATTTGGATTAACAATTTCAATAATACCACCGACCATATTAGCATTTAATGCAAATCCAGAAGTTCTTAACTTACTAAATCCGGTTAATGTAGTTAATACTGGAGATGTCGAAGTACTGCCAGTAGATTCGCGTAATGCAAGTTCGTTAGGAGCTGTATTAAAAAACTGTGTACCGAATGCTGGAGTTCTAGGAGATCCAGCTCCTTCGACTGAAGACCTAGCTTCTGTTGCATATGTCGCTGTGCCGACTCCGTATGTAGGCGTAGGCACTCCTATAGGTTCTATACGTACTGTACCTGACCCTGTAACCTGAGTATATACATTATATAATTCTGCTGGTTGTAGGTATGGTTGTACTACTTCTGATAATGTAACTTTCGGATATTTTGTAAAAATAATTTCTGACTTGTTACGTGCATTTGGGGCTACAGCTACAGAACGTGTCCAAATTAAATTGGGAGTATTTAAATAATTAGGATCATTATAATCACTACTAAAACTATAACGATCGCCTGTATTTGCATCGATAGCCGTACGACCTGCTAAATATACAACAGCTCTACCCGGCGCAGTATCAGGGTATATATAAATTGCAATAACACGTGTGCCGTCTTTTTCAGTATAATTTAACGGCTCATAATAAATAGGGTCTCCGTTAAAATCTAAAATTTCTATATGAATTTGACTACGGTCTACTAAATTATCTGGATTAGCTCTTAATTTAATAAGATTTTTTCCTGCTGTAAGTCGACTAGGAAACTCAACAATATTAAAATAGTCACGAGATACTAAATCGGTATCAATTACACTATATCTTAAATCTTTGAGTCCAACGTATCCTATTTTTTTACGTAACGGCATTAAAATTCCTTGATTTATTATAAATATCAAGAAAATTCTATTTTAGAATAGCCATGTTCTTTTTTAATTTCAATAAGTTTATCTACAACATCGCGCATTGCATCTATATGTGATATACAAAGCACAAAACCGAACTGACTTTTAAGATAATCAAACAACATATACATACTGTTTAAGTTATCAGAATCTAATACGCCGAATCCTTCATCTATTGCTAAGAAATTAGGTCTAGGTAAACTAGTAACATTAATTAACGAAGCACGTATCGCTAATGACGAAATAAACTTTTCCATGCCAGATGTCAATTCTAATGGCCAATAATTATCATCATCATATACAATGTAACCATGTATGTTTTTACCATCTGTATTTAATATCATTGTAAAGTCTACAACTTGTGTTAAGATATTGTTTATCTCAGCTTCAATCTGTGGTAACGCTCGAGCAATTAATTGATACGGTACTCCGTCTCTTTTAACAGCTTGTAAATAATACTCATATCCTTTATACTGCACTTCTAATTCACTTAACCTATTTATCGCATCTTCAGCTGTCTGCTTTGAACGTTTAGCTATTGATAACTTACCAGACATTTCTACAATTTCAGATTCTAAATCTCGTATTTCTTGCGACACTGACGCAACTTCCGTACGCAACTCACTAATATCGGAATTTTGTGTTTTATTAAATTCAATATCAGTTAAACATGCATTAGCTTTAATCAACAACTCATTTTCAGATGTTAAACTATTTTGCAATTGAGTTATTTTATTTGAAATAGTTTGTAATGCAGCAGCCGCAGAATTCTTTTTCGTAGCCTTTGTATTTAATTCTCGTTGCAACTCATAATATTTTGATATCTGATCTTTTACATCTGTTTCTGTTAAACTACGTTCCGTATCACGTAATGTAGTTGTTAGTGTTATCATTTCATCACGTAGTTCTGGCAAACGATTTGCCGCTACTTGTGTATCTTGTAGCCATGGATTAGCTACACAATATTGACAATTTGGATCCCATTGATGATTTTCTAATTTAGATAACATTTTTCGAGCATGCTCAATCTCATGCTGCTTGATTTGCATTGCATTACGTACTTCAGATATTTGATTTTTATAGATATTAAAATTTGAATCTTTTGAATTTAACGAATCTATATTAATCTGATCAATTTGTGATACTAATGCTTCATATGCAGATTCCGCATCAAAATAATCTTGTTGTAACGATTCAAATGAGCAATCCGCATTTTTACATTGTTCATTAATTGTTTTAATATTAGACTCATGTATTGACGGGTCAGATACATTATCTGGTATAGTACGTAATTCTTTTGTTAACTCAATAACTTGGTCATTTAAATCATCACGTAACTTTTCTAACGTATTTTTCTCATCCGTCAACGAATCATATTTTTTTGTAACATGATCAATAATTTGGTCTGCTTCTGACAATGTAGCACTATGATCTAAACGTTTATATTCACGTATCAAAGCTGACGTATCGCGTATATCATCAGATGCTATTTGATATTGTTGTTCAAATACATTGATATCTAAAAACTGACTCAATAAATCTTTACGCTCTTTTTGCGACTTATCAATAAATCCGGTATTATTTGTTTGTAATGATAAAGCTGTCAATACAAAATCTTCATAATCGCCAAGATATTGTCGAATGATTTTATTTGTGTTATCGCGTTGATCTCCATTTAATGAAACCGTATTTCCTACATCATCCATGTAATAAAAATCTACATCGACTTTAACATGCCCATTATTATTTTTACGGCCGTTACGTTCTATAACATAATCAACACCATCCATTTCAAAACAAAATTTAGATTTGAATTGATTTTTCTTGTTATTAAGAACATGTATAGCTTTACCTGTACGGCTACATTTATCAAAACAACAAAATGCTAACGCATCTAACAATGTAGATTTACCACTAGCATTAGGGGCAAATAAACCATATGTACCTGACAATTGTTCAAAATCGATATGATTATCTTCGCCGTAACTAAACATGTTACTAAATTCAAAAGTTTTAGGTAACCATATTTTATTACGAGTAATATCTGATTCAGATAATTTAGAATGCACTGTACGATTAATGTGACGTACACAATCTAGCATTGCATCATCTAATGCTAATTCATCTGATAAATAATCAGTAATAACTTTGTTTTGCCATTCAACGTCTCGTACATTACCAAAAGAAATTTTCTTACCAGTAGCAGTAGATGTTAATGCATTAACTTTTTGTATAGTAACGTCTTGAACATTGTATTGTTTACGTAATTCAGATACTAATCGTTTCAAAACACTAGCATCAGTATCTTTTACTTTTAAACGTAATCTAATCTTTTTAGGTACTTTAGGTAACTGAGTTACGACCGTACCGTTATCAATTTCCAATGTACAGTATCCATAATCATTATCAATTTCAACGAACTCAGACGTCTTAGATTTTAAATCCCAAACTAGTATACCGTGTATTAATCCTTCACCAAAATTTTGTTGAATTAAACTACCGGCATATGCAATAGTACGTTCAGAATCTAAATACTGCATTTTATGTATATCACCTAACAATACTAAATCATGCCCAGCAAAGAGATCTGTAGTGACGTGTGTATTGCTAAGTATGATTCCTAAATCTGTTTGGGCTGAATTAACAGCTCCATGATGTAATGCAATTTTATAATTACCTTCAAATTCAGATGCTTTTATAAAATTAATTGGTGAATCAAACACCGACATAACGTTAAAGTGTACGTTAGAAGCCTCATATATACCTGTATCTTTAAGATAGTGTATATTAGGATGATTCAAGGCATTAACTATAGGAGTAATGGCATCTAAACGACTAGAATTATTTAAGTTACAATCATGATTACCGGTAATAATAATGGTAGGTGCAATATCTGCTAGATTCTTAAAAAAATCTGAAACTGTAGCTACTAACTCTGGAGACATATCTGTCTTTGCATGTACAATATCTCCAGCTACATATATGATGCTATTGTTAGTATATGTTTTTTGAATGTATTTATATAGCCGTTTGAATACTTGTTCGTATTCCTTATGACGTTTAACATTACGTACATGTACGTCTGCTATATGATAGATTTTATCTATCTCTTTAATTCCAATGTCTATAGTGCGCATAATATTTTTTCTTCCATTAACCGTTCCGATGTCATTGGAATAGTAATGTTTAATAATTCTTGTATATTTTTAAATCCTAATTCGCTAGGATCTTTTCCAGTTAAGTCTACAAAGAATACTTCGATGCCATTGCTAATGAAATATTCTGCAGTATCTAATGCTTGTTTACGGGCATCACGATCTAAACATATATAGATAGTTTTTACTCGTTTTTCTACAATTCGTTTCTTTAAAGTATTAGAAATAGTCTTACCGAATAATGGTATAGCGTTCCTACGTATAGCAATTGCATCAAATGCGCCTTCTACCAATACAATAGGAAGTTCCCAATTTATATGTAGTTCAAATCCAATAATATCTTTAGATACTTTAGGATTTTTATGTTTAAATGAATCTGAATCGTAAAATGCTCGAGCTACAAAATAATTTAAACTACCGTTAGCATCATAACTAGGTATAACAATTTTACCAGAATATTCACCAGATTCGCAGTAACCTATACGATACTTAAGAATGTCATGTATTGTAACTCCGCGACGTCTTAAATAATGAACGGCATTACGATAATCAGGAGATCCTTTATCAAATTTCCATAATGGACGATATCCGTTAGGTAATGCGACAACAGGAGTATCAGTTGTAGTTTTAGATGGCTTGAATTCAGTTTCATCTAACAACTTGATAATTTGAGATATCTTTTCTCGAGCTACATTTAATTTGCGATATAATACAGATATCTTACGGCCGGCTGCATTACATACCCAACAATGCCAATATTGCGTAGATAAATTAATTTCTAACTTAGGCTTATGATGATGGCAGAATGGACAATGAAAAGCAATATTGTCGTTATTTGAGTTTCTACCTTTACCTAAAACAGACTCGAGATTAGAGATAATGGATAACTTACTCATTTATTATCTTATTAGCATTGTCATTAACATAACAATGTTTTAATTTCATAAACTCAATTAAAAATTTATTACTATATATTAAATATAATAACAAATTCTCATAGCTTCAAGCCTTTAGCCAACTTTCCGGAATATTTTTTTCTGACCATAAGATTCCGTGTTTATCACAAAATGCGGCATATGTAGTTTTACTACCTTTGCTAATCTTCGTGTTAGCTGATTGAAAGACTATACGTATATCTAGTTCTGGATGTTGTTCTTTAACTAACAAATGTTTTTTACGATCTTCACGAGTCCATCGTCCCTTTGATTCTACCAATATACCATTAGGCAACGTCCAATCCACTGTATATTTAGAATCACGTGCTGGTACTGTATACTTGATAGTTGTAATTTCGTACATAGATTTCGCAGGTACTACAATAGAGTCTATCTGTTCCGCAATTTTAGCTTCGAAACCAGACTTATAACCTAATTTTTGTGCGTTTGTACGAGTCTTAGATTTACTACGCCATGACATAACTTATTATTCCTTTTAAACCATATTATCTGGAAACCAATTATATTCGTCGAATTCGTTGTCCATTTTATATAAATATTAATAGTCCCAACGTATAATAAAATTCATATCAACATCATCTAATTTTGTAACAGGATTGGCTAATTTACCAACTGCTAATAATTGAGCTTTATCATTATATAATCCAATAGTAGTTATATAAGGACCTACCGTGCCTGATACAAACATGTCTAAATAAGTATCTCCCGGTTCATTATTAGACTGTGCTCCGTTTGTACTAAGATTGCAGTCATTTGTTGCAGCGCCCGTACCAGGTCGATATGTAGCAGTAGGATTTAGTGTATAATTAAATTGACCAGCCGGCACTCGTACGAGTATTTCGTTTTCGTAAATTCTATGTACACCCCGATATTCAACTTTCCATACAGAGTCAGTAGACTTAAAAATATTCTGCTTTGCAATTACCGGCATCGGTGACGATATAACAATTTGACCGCTACGATAAAATACATTACCAACAACGTTAGTTTGATATAGTGAAGTAGATAAATATGTACGGCCCGTTAACGATGTAATTTCTGCGTTAGATACTGCATAATCATAAAAACGTATTTCGTCGATTTGGCAATTAAATGCATCGCTAAATCCATTAAGACAGCCGATTGTTATATCAGATGAATTAGATGTAGTTTCGCTAGGCATTGTTGTTGAATCAACTGATGAACCGTTAATAAACATAGATAAATTAGTATTATCGCGACGTATAACTATATGGTTCCAATCATTATTAGTCATTGTACCGTCAATTTTTGAATACGATGTACCATTACTACATAAAAATGCTATAGTACCTGAATCGCGATAAATTAAAAAAGGCGTACGTAATTTATTGTATGAATTTAACGAAGTTATTGGACTAGGCCAATTATAACTCACCGTACGTATCGAAGTTTTTTTAGTAACACTGTCTAAATATGCTTCAGTACGTACAGGACCTTTAGCTAACACGATTCCGTCGCTACCATCATTATAAACCCATAAACTAATAGTCCAACGATCACAACTATTTAAATTGTTAAAAGCATTATCATGAGGTATTCGAATGCCGCCAGAACCATTACCATCAGCATCGACTTCCGCGCCTAATCCGGATGCGAATACTGTACTGGTAGTAGTAACTCCGCCATCGATAGTTACATTATAAGCATCTGCCCGAAGTTCAGTACTACGTAGCGTATATTCAACACTTCCAGATGATATGTATCCAGTGCCATATTCGAATTGACGAAATTCGTTATTAAATGACATACGAAAAAAACATCGGCTAGCAGTAGCAAAACTAGATGTACTAATAAAATTATAACGTAAATTACCGTTACCATCATCAAGTAATGTAACACCGCCACGAGTAATTGTTACTGTACCCGGCTTAATACTTTCACCTGTATCTAAATATGGACACGATAAAATGCTAGCAGAAACAAAATAATTTTTTTCTGTTTTTCTACGGTCGGTACCCTCATGGCAATTACCTGGATCATATGGATTACGATAGTATCTATGATCTATAGACTTCCATACAACATGTTGATTAGTACCATCATAATTTGTAGGATATTCTATACTAGGATCACCTACATCAGGAGCATGATATTTCCATACTGCCTCATGCACACGATACCCCGAAGCAGAAAATGAAGAACTATTTACTGTGTAGCGTTTATTTGCTTTTACAGTATTAGTTTGATAATCGCCGGGACGTATAGTATTATATACTGTTGGAATAACCGGCATATGTTTTTAGAAGTCTAATTTAACTTTAATTAATGCTTCACGAGTAAACGATTTTAATAACGGACGACTTAATTTTGCTAATGCTAATAATTCACGACGATCATTATATAATCCTACAGTTGTAATATAAGTTTGCGGATCGCGATAAAAAGTTGGATATCTTAAAGCTCCTAAAGAACCGGTTGCAAATGTCGGATTATTTGAATAATTATATTCGCCGTTTTTAACACGTACAAAATAATATGTAGATTTTACTTGTTCACTAGAACGTGCTTGTACTCCAAAAGTTTGACCAACGCCAGCTAATGCAATAGATCCGCTGATTGAAGTAAACAATTTCATAGGATTTACAGGATCTACACCATCGCCATCATCTGTACTTAAAGCTACCCCAGCCGGCGCTGCTGCATCCAACGCATCTCCGTTCAATATAACAATACCATGTTGCGGATACATTAATCCGTAATATGTTGTAGGTGAATATATACTAGTACCATCATCAATACTACCAGATACTATATTATAAATCAAGCCAGCTTCACCTATTGAAGCTCCTGCCGTTGAAGAATCATCAACTAATCGTAACACATAAGAACCACCTCTTAAATTGATTTCTAAATTTCCCGGATCTAATTTTTCACGGAAACGTGCACGATTAAAATTTAGTATATAGATACTATCTGAATCTGTACCGTTAAATGTAAATTTAAAATCATTTGGCGGTAATAAAACTTGAGCATATTGTTTATAAATAGCACGTGTCGGTGTATCGTCATTCAACGCACCGGTTAAATCTCTCGAACCAGATCCTTGATAATGTCCATATGCTATAGAAAATTGAACTTCAGCATCTATAGCAGTACTAGGATTCTTATTGAATACCTCAATAAAATATGATTTTTGGATAGCAGTAGCTGTCGACGATGTAAACATTGTACTTAGACTACCAGTATTACTACTAAATAGTCCTCTTGTCAATATTTCTACATTGTTAGGTAGTATATCATCTACAGTATCAAACATTGTAAAAACTCTACCTAAACGTGAACGGCTAGCCGCTTCATCACGTTCACGTATAATTTGATCTGCTAACTGACGAGCTAACGATTCAACTTGATTAGTTATAGCAGCGTTAGCACGTGACACTTGGGGCGCGCCATTCGTACGATTTTCTACAGCTAGGCCCCTACCATTAAATTGGCTTGATGCAGCTGCGCTTCTAGATCCCATTCCCATTTTTTATAATTCCTTTTAAATTATCTTACTGTTTCTGCTACGGCTGCAGTTGCAACTTCTACACGTTTAGATCTTATAGTAACTAAAGCTCTACCGCCTGTTTCATTACCAATAATCAATAATGTAGTGACAGCGTCAACCATGTATTGCGGTACTGCTGTAATTTCAAACTCAGTACCGGTAACAGTAATACTTTGCGCTGCTTCTGAATCGCCAATAAATTGAGCCTGAGTAGCTCCTCGAGGTCCTGGAGCCGCTCTAGTAACTCTAATAGTGGCTACATCAGAATCTGCTATTATCGCGGTATATCCAAATTGACGATTGCCACCTTGGAAATTTACGGTTGATGGAGCAACTATTGTAGATTGTCCAGCTTCTAAAGTTATTGCTGTTTGCGCAACACTTACTACTGGTAAACGTGACGTGCCTTTTGGTAATGTAACTAATTTATACTTCATCATTTGACTTTCGTCGGGTAAAGCTTCGATGACCGGCATATTTTCTATAGCCGCACCGTAATACGCAGTACCTAACGGATGTTCAGTGTTGTATAAATCATAATCTACTTCATCATCGGACAAAGCGAATTGAGTGATTTTAAATTCGTCACGACCGCGGGCTAATAATTCACGGCCCTTTTTAGTGAGAATTGCATCTACAGTAATTGTACTATTATTTAAATAACCCATGTTATATCCTTATTTTAAATAAATATATACCTAATTCAAATTATCTAACTAATAAGTTGCCAGGTTCAGTATTACCAGTACCTCCACGGGATGATGGATCTCTAGTAAAAATTAATTGATTGGCATTTGTTTCATATACCTCGATTACAGGTGTGCCAGCTATAGCAGTAGCATTTTCTGTAGTAATAGGTAAATTAATACCCGGTGCTGATATACGAGTCCCTGTATATGTAGAATTTTCATATTGTGTTAGTACGTCGTCAAAATACGCGGCTGTAACGTATTCACGTTTATAATATAACCCTAAGCTTTGACTAGCAGCATGTAGTGCATTACGCCGCGGCAATGACTCCCCAACATTACTACCAGAGTAATAATAAACAATGCGTTGATATATATTACTAGGCCTAAAACTATCGATAATAGGTAATGTATGTGAATGGCATACTTTTTTAATTCGTATGATCGGTACTAATCTTCGTAATTCAATTGTAGTACTACCAAGTCCAGAAACTGTATATGTAATCAATATAACAAAACGATTATATGAAGGAATATGTATATCATTAAATACTAACGTAGTATTTGTATCTGTACCGTTAAATAAAGTAACTGATTGAGTGCTACGTGCTAATTCTACATTAATATTATTTTCATTATCAATAGAAACTAATCGTACAGTACGTGTAGTAGAACTAGGAATATTATTATCATATTGTTCTGTTATGCGTAATGTAATGTCACATTCAATCGGATATTCACGTGACACGTTAACCACGCAATATAATTCATTAGTTGTTTGGGTACCGGTAGATTTAGCATGTTGTATCCAAAGTGAGTCGCTGCCAGTTATGTAACGAATAGCATCATAATCATTAATTAATAATGTACTAGTACCTTTAATTTTAGCTATTGACCAATCAGTATTAGTGATATCCGTACCAGTGTCTTTTGAAAAAACTTGACTATAACTAGCTGTATATATCGGCAATTCTCCTATGTCATTAACATTAATAGTACAATAATCCATTGCGCCGGTGTTAGGCGTACCTCCTAGATTAGCAAACCATGCGTTTCCAGCCTCCGAATAACCATTATTACTACCGGTATGATAAATACTTTGTGCTGATAAAATATTAGTTATAAGATTAATATCGCCAAACCAAGTATTACCAGTTTCGTCATATCCATTATTACTACCACTATGATAAACATTTTCTACATTTATAACTCCAGCTATATCAATTGATCCTACATCAATATCATCTAAAGTACCACTACTATAAAGGTTTTGTGCAGATATAAGTGTAGTAAGATCAAAATTAGCAAACCATGTATTACCATCTTCTGAATATCCACTACTACCACTATGATAATTACTTTCTATTTGTAATATATTTTCTATCATCGGAATACTAGCAGTGTATTGGCTATATTCGGCATTTAATAAATTTTCAGGCTGTGGTATTTCTGTATCGTATTGTGGATTTTCTACTTGCGGACGTTTTGTTATTTGTACTTTTGCACGTTCTAATGCATGAGGTTCTACTAATACACCAGCTGCTAAATTAGCACGTAACGGTATCAATTGTTTTATTTGACTAAATAAACTAAAATCAAATTGACTAAAAATACGTATATATGCATTAACGTCGTTACGATTTATATATTTCTGCCAGTATTTATCTGATATATGACGTAAGGTTTTATATTCAGTCTCAAACTCATCTTGGGGATCGCCCATAAATTCATCTAATTCACCATCACCGAATTGATCAAAAATATCTTTATTTATTTGATCGGCATGACTATAAAACAATCCTAATTTATTATTATCAATAGGAGCATAGTCATAACTAGATCGTTCACCTGTATTTACAGGCGATAATTTTCTAATTAAGAAATTATCCTCTAAACGTATCTTTTGTGATCTTGGTAAATTACCACCTAATGATATACCTTGTATATAATAAACTTCTTCCGTACCTAAATAGTTACCAATTTGCGGATCCGGCGGCGCAACAGCACCTACTGCAGTACCATTACGACCTGTATAAGATCTATTTGGATGACTTGAAGAAATTGTAGTAGCTGCATTATGATCATATGCATTACCATCACTACCTAAAGTATAATGTACTTGTAATGTCGTATAACTACCAGTTACATTTGCAGATGATGCATAACTAGTAGGATTAAGTGTATGGTCATTAAATGTAGCTTGAGATAAAACTTCTGTCCATTCACGAAACTCTTGTATATATCCAGTAAATCCGCCAGCAATAGTAGCACCAGCTGTAGTAAATGCTGAAGCTACACCTGATGCCGATACTTGATGCGATACACGTCCTACAAAATGATCACTGGCTCGTTGTACTTGAACTCTACCGGTACCGCCAGTAGACCACCAACGTACGTTCCATATATCTCCGTCAAATATAGGTGCCCATGGAGTTACAATAGAAGTATTTAATTTAACGCGTCCATATTCATTACTGCCCGAAAATAATCCAGATGAAAAATATTCTAAATCTATTGTACTTCCGCCTCCGCTAAAAAGTTGCATATTAGATCCAGAAATAGTTCTAAATCGCAATTCTCGTGTAATCGCGCCAGCTGGCGGAGTATATGTTACTGATGTAACCCCATTTTCAATAGCTGGATTACTATCGTTATTTACGGCTAACATGTACGCATAACGATTCTCAATAATATTGGGAGCATCCCCTGATACTAATGGTCCGCCATATTCACGTATACTTAATAATGTTTGCGGAATACCGTAACATGCCATTAATGCTTTAATGCTACGGGCAGTACCTTTTGTCTTTAATAAATACGGTAAGTTATTAACAATACGACGCCATACTTCAGTAGTAATTTCTTCATTAGATTTACTAAATAAACTGCCGGTACTTTGATATTTACCATCGGTATCTACCCCTAATTTATATTTCCATAATGCAGTAGCTTGATTACCATTAGTCAATGTCCAGCCCATCGATTTAGCAATATCGTATAAAGTATCTCTACCAACGCCTAATTTAGGATGTTCTTCGTTACGATAATTACGTGATAACGCATCAATGTAAGAATAGAGTATATCGAAATGATGACCGATCATATTAACAAACAATTCATACTCACTGTTATTAGGGTCGACACGTATATGTTCAGGAATTGTTTTTGCTAGTGCATTAACGTTAAGTTCATCATAAAATATCGCATTTGCTGATGCTGTCGCAAACCAATTTCTAGCTATTGTAGATGAAGGAGTATGTACTATATAACTGCTATTACTTAAATATTTAGGCCATGTTGTTACTGTATATCCATCTGATCCTAAATAGCTGCCGGACACACCGTGTGTAGTTAAACTACCGGTAGGTTCATAATATAACCAACGTTCAAATCCGTCAAAAGATCCAATAATGTTATCAATACGTTTTTGTGTATTTATAATATTATTTGTTAGCGATCCACTATCAGAACCTAATGCATTATCTAATACTGAAATACGATTGTTATAAAATTCTAATAATTCAAGCTTATATTTAAAATTAGCTAAACGTTCATATGCAGAACTATAAAATATAAAATTGTCAAATGCAGAATAATCAATACCCAAAGGCACGCCAGATAACGATCCAGAAAACATACGATCTAAAACTTGTTGAGATGTTGATAGATTAGCATCTAACAAATCGTTCCAACTTTTAAATTCAGTTTCTGTTATAACCGCCGCGCCCTCATCGATATCAAAATTAGGGCCTTTAATATGATTTACTTCATCGGCTGGTAATGGTATTGTTAAATTAACGTTATCAATGTACGAATCTGCTAATTCTTCTACAATCCAAAACGTGCTATTTAATACAATATCATCCGGCAAAGGATTATACAGACGAATAACTAATTCATTGTTTGTATCCCAGCCCTTATGATTAATTACTTTGAAAACATTGTTTTTACCAAAATTTATAGCTAAATCTTGATCATAAACACGTGTATATTCATTTAAGTAATCTTGAATTAATGTTTCATAGTCAGGAATTTTTTCAGAAACGACAGGTATTAACGATACTAAAACTTCTCGTCGGTCCGGAGAAATTTCTTTTAATTGAAGAAGTCGATCATTAAAGTTACCCAGTACTGGCTGATGTATGTTAGTAACAACTTCAAATTCTCCACGTCGAATACCTAACGTATTTAAAGTGTCTATATAATTAACATATAATTTATTTTCCCGGATAGTAAAATCACTAGGTAATACACTATTGATATAACCGCCAGTCTTAGAATAGACGTGTACTTCAACTTCTATAGATCCTTCGGGAGTAATACCTTTAGTATCTAAACTAAGTAATTCAATATCTTCCTTTTTCCAGACTATACCACGTGTAACCCCATCAATCGAAAGAATATCGTCTTTGTTTGTAAATCGTTCTAATGACATGTTTTATTTTTATTCCGTTTCTGGTAAATAATTATCAAATGTCTTACCTGGTAAATATTGATTTATAATATTTTGAGCACTAGCAGACCAAACTACTCCGAATTTACTTCTGTTGCCAATTTCGTCATGTACACGTTGTCTAAAATATTGTACAGCATTGTATAAACGCTCTAATTGATTTTTAAATACATTATCAATATCGATACGTATTTTATTACAAGCAGTTAAGTCGTCTTCATTAATACTATTTAAATCAGCATACAGGGCCATCATTCTATTATAAATATCTTGGAAGTCCTCTAACGAATCTCCAGCTATCAATAAACTATCAATTTCTAACAAAAAGTCTACTGCCGTACCTATAGCAATACGCAACGCTTGTATTTTAGCATCAGCATCTGCAACTCGTATGGACAAATTAAGTTCATTGTCACGTCTAATTAATTGTGCTGTTATCATACCACGTATATAAGTAGCATTATTAAGTAACGCACGTTTACGTATACCAGCTTTATTACGTGGTAATTGATATGACCCTACATTACCCATCTCAGATATAGCATCTGCTATTACTACAGCCGCAAAACCAGCGACCCCGAATAAAAGCGATGATGCTAGTACTATACCATTACTTGGACCAGTCTCCGTAGAATACACTACGCCCCAATTAGATTTACCGACAATATTATCTGCATCTGATGGTCTATTAAATGCCCCCGCAGAAATTCGTTCGTTGCGTTCGAATAATTCTAGTAAATTAGTTCGTTCGTCTTTAGTTTTTAAATCTTTTCTCTTTTTCTTTACATATCGATACGCTTTTTCAGCCGTCATAATTTTATATACTGGAGAATTTGACCCTAACTTCTGTATATATAATTCTGTATAACTAGCAGGTTGACTCGATAAAGTAGATTTTAATGCCATTGTACGTGCTGCTAATTTAGGCCAATATTCTTGTATATGTTTTTTAATAGAGTCTATTTGTTGTTGAGCTAAAGCTTGTTGTTGTAAAGCATCTAAACGATCTTGTGAATAATAAGCAATACTACCAATTGGTTCATATGGCTTTAAATATGCAATTTCAAACGGATCTCCGCCGTTACTATAATTGTCTAAATATTGACGATATTCTGTTATATCTAAACGATCTGCTTCTACAATATGAGAAAAATCATTCCATACGGGACTGTCTATACCATCATCCTGTAATGCTTCAATACCCCCAGCCTCTATTAATAGATTTATATATCCGCGGGGGCCATATCGACCATCTGGGGCGCTATCAAACGGTGCAGCCGGAGGGGTAAATGTGCTGCCACTTCGAAGTGGTCTATATTCATTTAAACTAAAATTATTTATAGATGCATACGTACGCATCACATCTGATTCAATAACTTGCTTCCAATAACCGTTAATCATCATACGCAGTCCGAGTACTGCATCATCTGATAGAATTGCTGTGCCAGCACCTACCCCGTCTCTGTTGTCGTATGGTATTGGCCAATTTAAAATGATCATCTTACCTTCGTAACGTTCTCGCATTTTTTCTCGATAAGTCTGTTTTTGAAATGCTTGGTCGAAGTATAAATCTCGCGGATCTTCAGATAAATACAAATCAGTTGCGCCACTGCCAGTATAACCAGCTGGTTTTAAATAATCTCCTGGATCTCGATAAAATGGAGCTTTTGGACGATATCCACTTTCAAAACGTACTTGATAGTTCCAGTCAATGCTACGATCTAACGTTTTACGAAATTCAAATTCTTCTAAAGGATTCGGCGCCCCTTCAGTACGATCACCTTCAAATGTACCATCCAGTGTCATATCAAATTGCTGTATTTGTTCTGGGGCAGCTTCTTGTATATCGTTATACGTCTTACCGCGTTCTACTAACATTACTTCTAATGTTTGATAATTAGGTATCGGTAAAGCTACTCCATTTTCAATGTAAAACACACAAAATGTATTACGTATAACGGTAGTTTCATCTGCCCCTTCTTCAGATAAACGTGAAGTTATTGTACCCGGGCCATATTGTAGATAAGCATCATGCCAATCTACAGGGTTTAGTTCTATTTCTGTATTAATAAGAAATAATCCAGTTGGAGGCACTGGTCGAGGCGGAGCTTCTTGCTCCGTTTTAATATAAAAGTCCCATTCCTCATCTATTAAATCATCTAAATCTATGTCGTTTATCGTCGGATAAGATTTATCTAGTATGTATTCAGCATACGTTTTAGAGCCAGATGATAACTGCAACACATTTAAACTATTTCTAGTAGATAGTGTCAATTCATTTTGATTAAATGGTTTTACAAAACTACTAAGCTTAGTAGTCTGTACCGGCGTTAAATATCCTTGACTATATAACGGATCATTCGGAAACTCTTTTCGCATTATATCTAGCAGTGTAGTACTTAAGTCTAACCGGCCCGTTTCCTTGGGATTATCTCTATCTGCAAATCTATTAGCCATTATCTAATTACCTTAAAATAAAAACCTTCACTAAACATTTGTACGTCATTACCACCATCACGTTCAACTTTTAAAACTATTTTATAATAACGTTCAGGCTGAAATGTATTTAAACGTAATTTAAAGAAACTACCTTTATCGTCGCATGATATTTGAGTAGCATCTGTATCAAATGGAATAATAGTTTCCATTGTGACCGCATCTTGTATACTGTAATAACTAGATGTTGGTAAACGATAATCTATCAAATAATTTGAACTAGTAGCATATGTTTTTGTAGGAAATTCTGGGCGTGCCCCTATACGAAATATAGCTCGTTCTGATTCACGATATTCGTTACGTATGTTTGTTATATAAGGTATAAAGATACTATCAGATATTTCTGATTTAGACCCGGTACCAGTTAATACCGTATCATTCCAAGCTACTTCTAGTCTAGGAATATAAATTGTATGAGTATCTAATCCATAAAAATTTACAGTACCTAATACATCATATGAATTTTCATCTGCTTTAGATCTTTTAATTATAAAACCGTGATTAGGAATTGTACCGTCAACCCAACGTTTAACAATGTTAGTGACATCCATGCGAATATCAGGCTCTTCATATGTAAATGACTGACTAGCCTCATATCCAGATCCGGTAATCCATGTGCCGCCACCTAACGTAGTTGTATTAGAAAAATCATTTTTGCTATGAGCAGAGCCGGTTTTCCAAAATGTAGCTTGATTGTTATTATCGCGATAATACCAAGATGCCCCATTAGATATAGCAGGTACATTATCAAATCTACCATTACCATTTGTCCATGACTCAGAAACAGGAAATGCATAAATAGTATAATTTATAGGTAGATCTGTAGCTCGTGCAGCACGTATGTTTAAGTACACTGATGCAGAATTTTGAGACTTAATTCCAATAGGAGGAATATCTCCAGCAGCAACAGCATTTGCAATTGCCGTTATCTGAGATCCGAAATCTAATAAGAATCTAGAGTTATAATTAGCGCCTTGTATTTGTCGTTCAAACAATGATCCTGACGCATGTTTAATCAAATCTAGAATAGGATCTATACCCGTGTTTTTCTCCGGATATCGTTCGTATATTGTAGTATCTCGTTCTGGATAATATAAGTGGTACATACGTTACTCTTTAAGGTTTTACTGTTCGTACTTTAATGTCTGCATTAGGATATTTTATTTCAAATATACATGGATCTAAACTAGGATATACAATGCCGTTTTTAGTGGCACCTACCATATCATATACATTACCAGAATATCCTAAATTTTTATCAAATAGATTTTTAATTTCAAATTTAGCTACAGACTGTACACCTGGCAATCTATCCAATTCACTTGTAATGTTAGAAATATTAATCAGGCCGTTAATTTGTAAACGATCTGGGTCGAACATTTGTTTAAGTTTATTGATACAGGTTAAAATAACTTCATTGGCATTATAACTAGGTACAGGTACAATATCTACTTCCATTCCTATATTAACTATGTACGCAGTTTTTATATTAATGGCATCTGTTAACATGCGATAATTAGACAAGTATGTACGAAGATTTTCTTTTGTAGCTGGATTAAGTTCTGTAAAATTACGATTAGCATCATATGATAATACGTATAAATTTAATGCTAACGGATTAGGAATTGTATCTCTAGGATATTCACGATCTGCTGTATCTAATTGAAGATCACTGACGATATAAGCTTTAGCTACAGATCCAAATCTACCTGGCATTGAATAGCATCTAGTTATATAATCTTCACGTGTTATAGCTCTATTTTGAGCAGCAAAGCTAGCCATAGCATTTTGGCGTATGCTGTCTAGTGAGTCTTTACTTTTACCGCCTGTGGCTGCACTTGGATTGTTTACTGCTACTGAACCTTTAGTATCTGTTAAGTCTAATCCATACAATTCTGTAGCTGAATTATATGTAACATTGTCTATTTTAGTAAGTGTATTTGAAGCCACATTATCATTAACGGATCCTCCAATACTATATGTCACCGTTAATACAACATTATTAGGAGCTAATCCATAAGTACTAGTATATAAAAAATTACTAGGATCTATATTTGAGTTTGTAGTACGAGCTAAATATTCTAAACCTAAACCAACGTTTTTAGGATTAGGTATTAATTCTTCATCAGCATCAGAACTAATGCCAGATCCAAACTGTAATTCTATACGATTATCTTCACGTACACGTGTTACAAATCTACGTGCAGATCTACGTAATTTCATTAAGTATGGAGTTGAACTTCTGTAAATAAAAAGTTCTTGATCGTTGTACGGTATGTTAGCTACATCTTCAAGTACTGTATCTTGTGCTAAGTAATCAACCTCATACCATGTGTTGCCATCATCATCAGTTACACTAATAATATCTAATATGTTAGATTCTGGCAATACAATTTTATCGTACGGCTTAGGATCAGTGAATGCAAAAGTAGTAGTTTTAACTTCTCCCGATACCGCCTGTACAGATTTTTTTAACAGATAATATTGTACATTACCTGATCCATCAATTTCATACACGGATATATCCGTAGGATTTAATGAACTACTAAACGTAAAATCTACATCAGCAATTGTTCTAAATTTTATTGGTGTAGTTGCAGAATCTGTAGATACTTGCATTCCTTGTCTAATGTTTAGGCAATATCGAAAATCTGGTCGAGCATTGGCGCCACTACCTAACGCAGGTACTAGTTGATATACGTCTAAATCTACAATAGCAGGTGTATTAAGTTTTGGTTTATATCCAAACAATTGAGACAGCATTAATACATTGCTTTCTTCCGTTGCATTAGACAATACCGATTCACGAAAACTTTGGTCTGCATAAAACGATAAAACATCACCGACATACGAAGCCATTTCTATAAACATCATACCGGGCGATGACTCGTTAAAATCGTTGTAAGTGTTAGGATAATATTGTTTAGCAAATGTGATTAAGTTTTGCCTAAATTGTGCAAAATCTTTATTTAAATACTTTACATCCTTTTTAACTAAGTCCATTAAATTCTCCTAGATGAAAACACTCCAACAGCTGTTAATTGACGATTAGCGTCAATCTCGGGAGTAGCTTGAGATACTATTATTGTATTTTCCTGAGCTAATACATTTATTACTAAATTAGCTCCTACATTTGTAACTCTAAATACAATGCGAATATTTAACGCATTTTCATTACGTGTATCACGAAATATATCTACATTAATTAACGTTATATATGGCAGCCAATAACTAATATCATCTTCTAAACTAGACTTCAAAATATCGGCTAATATATCAGTATTTTGTTCAAAGATACTATTGTATATATCAGTACCAAAATTTGGTTGCATATATCGCTCACCTTTTCTTGTAAGCAATAAGTTAGTAAGATTACTAATAGCCTGTTCTTCAGTAGTATAAGATAACAAAAATACACCCTTACCACCCGTTGTCTGAAAAGATCCACTTCGCACATTACCTACAGTACTAGATAGATCGTTTTTACTAGTGCCAGTTTGATTAAAAGGTAATTTTACTCCAATAGCTACCGAACTAGGATCAATGAATGGTTTATATTGATAAATGACCCTATTCATTAACGACCCTTTTTCTTATCAATAGCTTTCATTAATGCAGAATAATCTTTATTCATTGCATTAACTACTGTAGCTACACTATCATTATCGACATTTACCGGCCGCCCATCTAAGTCATGTGATGGTATAATTGACGGCTCATTGCTACGCATAGCTCCAAAAGCTTGTGCCATATCAGATGTAAATGACATCATATTACCTTCTGATAAATTCAACGGTCTAGATGCAGTATCATTTAGTAAGTCGTTAAGTAATGGATCCTTGACAAAAGTTTTAGACTTCTGCGATTGTTTTTTAGAATGCATTACTGTTTCTGTGACTGTAGGAGTATATGATTTGTTAGGCTGTTCTGTTAATAAACTACGTAATTCGTTACGTACAGCTGTTTGTACTTCTTCGCGTATAATAGTACGTAATGCCTTTATAAAAGACTTAGTATCCATAATATCCTTTTAAATAAATATGTTTACGATACAGTTCCGGGCGATGTTGTACTACCAGCTCCTGGCCCTGCGGGTGTCCCAACAACAACTGCTTGACCTGGATTGATCGTAGCTTGTAATGCATATAAATGTATCGCACGTGCTAAATCTTTAGCTAAAGCTTGTGTAGCAGATTCAGGATTTTTTGATAATTGAGCTTTCTTAAAAGCTGCAAGTATTTGAGCTTCTAATGCGGGTTGTGCTGCTGATAACGGCATATGGATCCTTTATTGTTTCATAGTTTTTAATTCTGTTAATAACTGCTGTACCTGCGCTAGATTAGTTGCGGTTAATGTCGGCCCGCCCATAGGTGTTTGAAATTGAGCTTTACCTGCGGTTAAATCTGCTAATTGTTGTAACGTTTTTTCTAAAATAGTAAATAGTTTATCCATATCTATTTGCCATTTAGGCGTAACTACATTAACAGTCTTTTTACCAGATAAGATTATTTCATCTAGTTTAGAATTAAGTATTAAACGATCAGAAGAAATAATAGCTTGCGCTTTAGTGTAATTAGGTACGGGTGTAACGCCTACACCGATTTGTTTTTGTGACGGTGTAAATTTTAATTTTTGATCGGAACTAAGAATAAAAATACTTTTTGTAGTTTCCGGGTCTTCGATTATATACTTGTTAGGGCCGCCTGAGCCTTTATGACCATTACTTATAATAGTTATAGGAGATCCTTTAGCAGTATTGTTAGACCACCATGACTTTTCTGCGTATTGTGATAAATTACCAGTAACAGTAGAACCTAATCTGATCGATTGGCCAAATCTGCCATGGAATAAAATATCACCTTCATACGGCTGTATATTTTTTACTTGCGTATTTTCTTCAAACGTTTCTCCGGGCTTATAGTCATTTACCTCCACATTTTTAGGAGCAGCAGTACTAGTATATCGACCTCCGCCGCCGCCGCCTGGCACTGTATATAAATCTAATAACGGATTAAGATTCATATTGCCATGCGTATTTACAGGCATTAAATAAAACCAAGCATTTTCTAAATCGCTAGCATTGCCATAATCACTTAGTGATCTAAAGCATAAAACTAATTCACCTAATAAAGGTATTGATAAACTATTAATAGCCGGATATGCGTAAAATTCTTCCGTAGTTTGATTACGTGATATGCCACGTAATTTTATAGTACCTAACGGGAAATTTCCGCGATCGGGCTGTGTTTTATGCTGTGTAGTTTTATAAGCTGTAGACGTATCAACAACTTGCGCAATGGTTAGCATTCAGTCTCCGACTTACGCTGAATAGCTTTTATTTCAGCCTCAGCTTCTTGTAACAATCGATTACGTTCTTCATCTGATAGTATAAACTCGCCACCGCCTTCTTCACGACTACCAGCCGATAATAAACGTTGTACTACTGCAGCTAATTTAACTAACGCATCGTCATTTTTTACTGATACTTCCAAATACTCTTTAATCATTGGAACTATCACTGCAGCATCACCTACGTTCTTAACTAATGGCTGTAGTTCTTGAATTAGACCGTCGATTTGTCTAGATTTTTTCTTTGAATTATGGTAAATATCCTTCATCAGATCTGAAAGAGTAGTACCTTTGAACAGCTCAAAATCTGTAGATGCCATTGATAACCTTTTATATAAATATAAATGTTATCGAATTAGTCCTGATTTCTGGTAATTAGTGAACATCTTCTCAAAGTCATTACGCATCACATTAAGAACACGGGTAATATTTTGAGTTTTAAGTCCCGTACGTTCACGTATTAAGATATAGATAGACTTCTTATTAAAGTTTTCAATACTATCACGAATACGAAATATCTCTAAAATAGTATCAGCTATCAGTACATCACGTTTGTTAGTAAATACATTATCCATGTTTTCATCATACCAATTTACCCATAGATCTGTAAAATCCTTTAAAGACTCTTGATAAGAAGATATAGACATTTCTAATGATAAATTACGGTCATCATCTATAACCGTAGTTTCTACTCGACGTTTCAACTTAGCATAATTTGCATTGTTTTGAATAATGAGATAGTTCTTAACAATACGTCCAAAGTAACTAAAGGCTTTACCTTTACCTTCTGTATACTTTCCAATTTTCTCGTTTAAGAATGCTACTACTTCACATTTAACATCTTCATATGGTACGTCGAAATAACTAAATTTAAACGTATGATAGATATTTTCTACTAACTTATTAAATGCATAGTCAATATGCTCACGATAAATTTTATTACGTAGTGCGTAATTAGTTTCTTTATTATAAGCTACAATAGCTTTTTCAGTTGTAGCAGTAAAGTACATGTTAGTAGCTTTACGTCCACGTTTTGTTACGGTATCCTGTACATCTAAGTCAGCATAGAATTGTTCTACTGGCGACATTTAAAACCTTTCATTCAAATCATTTACAATATCTTTAAGTTCCTTAAAGATTACACCTGTTTCATCATCAGCTTCAAATGAGCCTAAACGATCTATTTGTTTTAGTCTAGAATTTGATTCATTTACTCGACGTTTCAATTCCTCATAAAACGTATCATACTCTGTTATATTTTTTACAAGTTCATCAATATTATCTTCTAGTGTTTCCATCTTTTTAAGTAAATTTCTTACTATGTAAGTGGCTATTGATAATACGACTACTAATAACGATAATAACGTTATTGTCATAATTATTCTCCAAAAATCTTAGAAATATCAAATGCTGTAGTATTAGATGACATTGACTTTCTAGTGTTAGTATTAGGTATAGTTGTTTTTGCTGACGGACGTTTGTCGCGCCACATTTCATATTCAATTCGAGCTGCCATATGATCCGCATGGTGCAAAATCAACGGTAAATTGGTACGTAATTTTGAATCGGCACTACGAGATACAAAATAAGCTTTATTAGCATCATCATACATTCCATCATGTATTCGTATGCCTTGTGTTTCATTCCAAGAAGTTTTAATTCCAAAATGTTGCAATGTCCATAAACTAAGATCTGGTACCATAGTAAATGGAATATTGGAATTATGCTTGTACATTTTGCCTTGATTCTTACGGTGCCATTCTGAATCATTTACAATGTATACTTCTTCACCATCGCCTGGAAAACCTGCCTTACCTAAGTCATGATGCATAGCAGCAAACATTAGTTCTTCGTATGAAAAGTTACTAACATCTGCTCCCATTTCTTTCCACGACTCATACAATTTAGCAGTACAATTCATAACACGTAACACGTGATCAATGTAGCCACCTTCAAATGCATTATGAAAGTGATCAGTGCCACTCGCTGGCATCATCATCATTCGTTCTTCCAAATGATCGTACATGGCATTTATTTCTTTTGCACGAGTAGGAAATAGTTCGTTAACTTTTTTACGAAACTCAATCCAATTTTGTTGTATCTGTTCTGCTGTTAAACTCATAGTATTAAATTATTTCGTCAATTATTTTATATTCTTTTAGTTGATCTGCCGATAAAAACAAATCAGTTTTCTGTTGTTGTTTCCACCAATCTGCATTTTTATTAGATTTGGAAGCTAACAACTCACATACGTCATTCTCTAATGATTTAAGATTGTTTAGATAGGCAGTCATATCACTTACCTTAATGCCATCTGCAAAACTAATCGATTCATGGAACATTACACAAGACCGTTTACTAACCATACGTATACCAGTACCGCATGCTAATATTACAGCAGCAGCACTAAATGCTCTACCTCTGCAAATTGTATTTACTGGTACAGACAATGACTCGATATAATCAATAATACCTAACATTTCATATACATCACCTCCGTTAGAGTTAATGATAAGATTGATAGGATCTTTACGATCATTATCGGTTCGATTATTAAGTATGGCACGAACACGTATCATCAATTCAATCAACGTATTTTCAGTAATATCATCATTTAGATAAACTACTGAATCCCGTAAATCTAAATGCGTTGATAATTGTTGACTAACAATTTCATACGGCGAATCAATTGAATCGTCTATCATTTGACGTTTATTAGATTTTTCTTCGTATATACTCATACATTAATTATAATAACATTTATACTAAAAGTCAAAACTATTTTAGTTTATTAACCTGACGCTCTAACTTACGCAATTGAGTCTTATTAGCTTTGATATCTTTCTTTAAAGTAGCTTTATTAATATTACCACGTACAAATACAATTTGTTGTAATAACTGATCTCGAAGGTCTTGTTTCTCTTGTTTAGTTAAACGCTTCTTTGTGTTATCCGAATCAATTTGAGTAGTTGGTAATGTACCTTTAAGTGCAGGTTGTATAACGCCTTTGTGATAAACATTGCCTTGTTCATCAACATACTCCTTCATGAATTGCCATCCTCGAGGTTTACCAGATGACTTATATCCAGCTCCTACTTCCGGATCTCCTGCTATACGAGCACTACACTTATGACAAAGTACTGATGTAGTATTCATTCCTACTTTTGACCATTCGTCACATAGTTTACCTTGCCAATACTTACCGTCAGCTTCACTGTTACGGCAGATCATATAACGTTTGTTGTTAACGATTTTTGAAGCAAATGTATGCTTCTCAGATTGTTGTTTACCCATAAAATTAAATTTTAAAATTTACGTCCAATATGCTCTCGAACGTCGTTGAGATTGTGTTTTTTCTTGATAAATATCTTGTTTATTTTCTATAACAGGCTCTACGGAACCACTAGGTTCTATAGATGATGTAACTTCAGTTACTGGAGATTCATTAACGATGATTGTAGGAGTAACTACGACAGGGTCGGGATAATCATACCACTGTGCTGAAGTATCTTCATATTCATCTTCAACCGGCTTAGGTTGTTCAATTTCAGTAACTACTTTAGGTTTTAGTCTATCAAATGCTTGATTAGCTACAACTACCAATGTAATAGCTAACGGGTCGAATACAAATATGATAAGTAACAAATACCAATTGATTACTCTATCCATAGGTACATCAACTAACTTTGAAAGATACATTAATGGCCCTAATTCAGATACGGATGAATCAGAATTACGAATGTTGATAATGTTAATATCCGCAGTAGATATTGAATCAGATAATGCTTGTATCTTAGTATCTAATTGATCACGTTCATTTATAGCCGTACTAACTTCATTTTGAAGTAAAGTACGTGATGCTGTAGATGTATTTGTAATGACTTGCCCGGTTTTACGGTCGATATATTGGCTCTGTCCTGGATTAGAGATAGCTAATCTTAATTGGGTTATTGAGTTCGTAAGCTGTTCTTTTTCGGCTACATATTCATCTTTTCTGGATTGAAAATTAGTTTTTCTAGCCTCTATAAGACCTATCTGCCGTTCAACAACCTGAGTAGATGCAAATGTTTCCTGATATGCCCCAGTTAAGAACCCGTATATACCAGCACTAGTTATAGTCATTAATACTACAATAGCTATTGTTAAATAGGTACGTAAAATTTTATTGATACTATCCCAGTACTGATATAACGCGGATGCGATTACTAATTTAGCAAACTCTAAACTACCTGCCATAATCATAACCTGTGTACTAGCACCAGCAAATAATTTGCCTAAGCCGTATACAGAATAAAAAGCTGCAGAACAAGATACTGATAAAGCAGCTAATGCGATTATGATAGGAAATAGTTTAGCTTTCATGTTAACTAATAGAAATGCGGTCTATTGCAAATTTAATACGGTTGTGAATCTCAGAAAGACGGCGAACCGCTTCTGAAGTATCAACAGCTTTTTTATTGGCTAATTCGGCTAGAATCCTAACCATATCATCAGCTTCATCTAATTTGCGTAACACATTGTCTTTGTCTCTCATACTAAAACCTCCTGTTGTTTATATGCATAAATATTACGGAACTGTAAAAGGGCTAATTCTTTAGCCTTGGCCTCTATCATAATATCTAAATTTAGTCCGTAAGTCTCGATAGGGCCTTGAATATAATCGGAATGCGCGGTAGCTTTGGTCTTACTAAACTCACGGTGAATGGCTGATAAGGTAGGCCATGAATCTATATCTTTCATATCAATATTGTTAGTCTTGCAGGTAGCATCGATAAGACGTAACTGCTCCTCGCGACGGGACTCGGACCAATGCGTAGCTTGTCGAATATGCGACGGCCATGTCTCGCGAGCTAACATCAATGCATCATACTCACTTAAGCCATCGGGATGAAACTTATGGTGAAAATAATCGAATGTAATAGGTATGCCGACATTACGGTGCATAAAGTTATACAACATATTGACACTGTACATACTAGCCTTGTCATCATTCTCTACTACAAGACGAGCCTTGCAACTGTCCGATAACCTATCCCAGTTACGTAACCATACCATAGCTGCGCGTTCAGGATTGCCGTAAGCTCCGCCTATATGAATATTGATCTTGTTCTCAAAGGAAGGCTCGAAGCCCATAAGGTCAAACATCTCGGAATGACGCTCTAAACCAATGATAGTCTTGTCAACTACAGCAGCATGTGGCGAACTAAGAATATAAAATTGCCCAGGATGTGTAGTCAATCGATGACCATGTATCTTAGCAAAGTCACCACATTCGCGCAATGCAGCAGCAATGGCGTCGTAGTTAGGTAGATCGGTAAGTTCGTAATGATCTGCCCATGGGATCAATTCAGAACCGATACGGAACAATCGAATGTCATTCTCTTCGTTCCATTTAAGATAATGCAGCAGGTCCGTAGCATTCTGCAATGCAATGTCACCTAACTTAGCTAAGTCCCAAGTATGATACCAGGAATCTCGTCGTACGCCGCGCGAGGTAGTTACACGACCACCTAACTTTTTTGGACGGCTTGTCAATGTCGTGTTGACACAGGCATAACCTAATCTTACATTTTCGTTCATAATATATTTTTTATATGTACTATAAGATAAGTGAAAACCCGTACGAATCCAAATTTATTTTAAAAAAAATGAACTTGATTCTGTACGGGTCTTATGATATTCAGTAAAATAGATCTTACGTATATCGTTCTTATTAAGAACATTTGAATGGTATTAGTTCTCGCACATCGGCTGTTCTTCGCCTACCATTTCATATGCTATAAAATACTTAGGCATTACTGCATGAGGTGTCTTGCGTATATCCAAACGTCTATGTAGAATATATCCTGTATACCACATATGTTTAACAAAGCTACGTATCAACCGTAGATTTTCTGATGTAAATACTACTATACGATCAATAGTCATAATAGTCAATGTATACGGTCCAACACGTAGATCTTGTATGGACATTAACATAGTTTTACTACCATCTTCGCCCAGTTGTTCTAATTTAGATACTTGTTTATCTACGGATTTTTCTGTACCTATATGCAAAGCATCCCACAGAAATTCTATCTTTTCTGTAGGATTCAATGCAACAAATACATCGAAATCATTTTCTTGTATTACGAGGTCTTTTAATATCATAATTGTTTGAAAATGATTAATACATTTTATATAAATATCTACTTAGTCCAGACGTCCCATCATGCCTAAACGATAACGTTTCATAACTGTTTCACGAGCTTCACGGCATGTTTGCTCCATCAATTCTAATTCTTCCATACTCATCGGAAAGCGAGAATTACCAATAATAAATTCGCCTACATTAACGCCATTAACGTTACTTTTAAATACTTGTGCTGAAACTTTGTCATTACATTCAAAGTCAATCGATCCGTAAAAACGTCCGTACTTACGTGTCTTGTTTTGGTCCACTGCGAACCGGCTGTTGATGCTCATAAAATTTGATTTTATTTGTAAATAATTAATGTAAACATTTCGGTGGAATATGAATGATCTATAGCTACTCCACCAAATTCTTTTTGTGCCCAATTTAATATATCACCGGGATTCCAATTGATAAGTCCATCTTCGATTTCTGGTAAATCTGAAGTCAACATGACAGCTACACCTGATGTAGCACATTCATACATAACCTTAATAGATTCTTTTAAATACTCCCAATTATCTTTAGTAAGGTCCGTATCGTATCGTAAATTTAAAGAATTTACGTTGATACACCATTCTTTTTTAAGATCTTTAGGCATATTCATCCAATCTATTATACGAATATCAATATCCGGATAAAGTTCTTTACCGGCATTAATTAGAACTTCGTTCATATCAATACCGATATAATCAATATTATCTGGATGTATATCCATACGCTGTGCATAAAATACTTTAAAATCTCCACGACCACAACCAAAATCTAGCACAGATGATAGGCCAATAACATCGCTGATAAGGCCATAACTAATAAACTGCCTTTCACGATTATCGTATCCAACTATCTCAGAGGAATGCATAATGTAACCATTATCTCCGTCAGGCGTTTCATATTCGACATCTTCTTCGACTGTGTCGGGGGCAAATGATTGACTTTCAATAAGTACTTCGAGATTATTAAGTTCTTCATTCGAAGTATCTTCTGTTGTTGTAATAGTTGTCATAGTAGTTTCTGGCATTGTTTGATCGGGATTAGATGATAAAAACTGTTTAATTCTTTTTAGCATTTTTCTTACGTTTTTGTATTCGACTTAGTTTAGATTCAATATCTATTAGACTCAATCGTTCTGGATGAGTCCTATTAAAGTTCTGAGTAGTTTTACATGCTAATGCAGCATATTTCCAAGCAGTATCTGTATCGTAAGCCGTCGGCATAAAATATTCTTCCGTTAATACCGCGTCATTACATTCTACTACATATGAACCATCTTCTAGCATTAACATTTTAGCGTTAGGATATTCTTTAAGTACACGCTTTTGATCTTTATTCATAGAAATAATTTTAGTATGATCTTGCACCGATAGTTTTAAATACAAAGTCATTGTTTCGTTCAAAATGGTTGATAGGATATTCATCAGTTAATTGGATATCTGGCGAATAATTAGCTACGGTATGTCCTAGATTTTTATCTACAAACATATTGTTTTTACCATCATTTAAACGAAATATTTCCGTTAATTTAGAGTCAATATAGAAATGAGATTTTTTATTATCGACCGGCGCCATTAGATATGCCGATCCCTTTTCTGAGCGAATATCGTATGTAGATACGCCCTTTTTAGTTCTACGATTAGTAATCAATCCTACTTGATTGCTGCCATCGTAATGAAATACAACTAGTTCGTTAACATTATATCGCATACCTTATTTTTTATCGTTAATAATTTTGCAGATCTTACTATTAGATACAGACTTAACATCAAACTCAACATTAGAATTTTGAAAATCTTCATTGATAAGTTGTTCTGCATGCGTAACAGATACGGCATTAACGAGGTAGGTTTCAGTAACCCATTTTACACCCTTAGGGGTGTCGGTTGCAATCTTTACTTTGGATACGTAATAATTCATAACTATTTATTTTTATTATTTACTTTATTATAAAAACTATTTCTTAATAGTCCTAATAATTACGTAACTTTTTTTACATTTGTTTTGGAATAGGTTGCGCACGGCGACCGCCCTTTGTACGCATAGCTTCAAGTTCTTCGGCAATTTCTATTTCAGCACGTATCATTGTTTTCAATACACTCTTATCATCTATCAAACCTAACATAGATTTGTAAGTGCGATAAGGAGTATCATCACCTGCTGCCATTTCTGAAGACTTTATTAATTCTTTGAAACGACTAACAATGCCCGAACGCAGTTGCGAACGTAGCATTGAGCCAAAGCCAACTACTAATACTTCCGGATCTACTGGATCGAAGTTCTTTGGATCTAACAAACGGCCATAACGACCTGATTGTTCCATAATGACATTTTGCAACTCTTCGGTTACAATTTGTCGGATTCTATTTTTAAAGTCTTCGTGGTTCATTATTCCCAAAATATTAATCTAGCAATTACGCCTAATAAGGCTATCCAAACAGACCAAAGCGCGGCCGAGGCCGTCTTTCGAAATTCAGTATTTTTATTTACCCGCGCTATGGCACCGTTGTCTGGATCTAATAATACACGTTTAATTTCGGATATATCCGTTTGCATATGCACTTGTGTATCACGCATAACTTCTACGTCCTTCTTTATCAATTGTAACTCATTGTGAATCTCGGATGTAGTCGGCCTCGCCATATATTTTAAGCCTTTTTAGACTCGCTAACTGATTGTTTACGATAATCAGTAACAAGTTTTTTTAACTCACCTGCTGCAGTACGTGCGCGGGTTGCTGCTGCCTTGTTTCCTTTGTTAACGAATTGATCATGGTTAAGTTCAACTGCGTCCCAAAGTTGCTTCATCTCTGTAAATAATTCTTGTGATGTCATAACATTTTCCTTTTTGTTTTTAATAAATATATACTACTCATAGTAGTCATCATCGTATGAGTCAGAATCGTACTCATCCGTTTCTTCGTCAATTTCTGTAACTTCGAAAATACGGTTAAATTCTATTTCCAGGTCATCTTCATCTTGTACATCTTTGTCGATGCATTGATAAATCAAGTCCCCATCCAAATATACTTCGCCGATAGCCGTATCTTCATCTATAAAAAATTCTATAGCATCACCTCGAAATATTTCGCCTGTTAATAAATTATGTACTGTAATCATATCCGGTTTATTAATAAATATATCAAGGACGACCCTGTCCGCGGTATACTTTTTTATATTTTTTTGAACGTTTAATCTTGCTAGATTTGCATTTAGAATGAACGCCGGGACGTTTTTTTCTAGGTTGGGGTGTCCATGCGTTAGTGGACTTTGAATTGGTGCGTGCCATATATGTAATCCTTTTTTAGTACTTTTATACTATATATATGTATACGCGATAAAGTCCAGGACAACCGCCGTTTAAGTTCGGCAATATTGCGTTTATCATCCGGCTTTGGATAGTCGCAATGCAATACGTATTTCTGCCAATATTGGCCGGTAGAATAGCCAATCAATACATGGTATAGATGGCAATATGGATATGGGTCATTTATCAAGTTCTCCACGTAAAAACTTCTTTTGTTCGTCAATAATATCAGATAGATCCGAAGTATTTTCTATTTCTATTTTACCAGTTCCTTTAGCGTCCCGTGATACAATATACCATGGCTTTTGCTTTTTTAAGGTAGGATCTTCCCAGGCGCATCCAGGTAAAAGTCTGCCATCGACGCACCGTACATCACAGGAATTATCTTCACGTACCGCCACAACTTTACCGACACGCGGTGCTCCTAACATACGTACAGTAACCGTGTCTCCTACGGCTAATTTATACTTTTTTGC